CTACCAAGAGCATGATACTTCCCTGTTATTGTGGATGACGATAACGCCAATAAATCTTGTTCGATTTACGACTGTATAACTGTATAATGGATACAAATTTGGAATACTAACATTATTTTTACGAGGTCTAGCAGCCATCATTTAAAATCCTTTGTAAGGTAGGGTTATCATTTTTATCAATAAATGGTTTTGTTAAATCTCCGACCAATTCAGCATCTTCCCTTACACGCCAAATACCACCTTCTTTTCGTGCTGGTGGATAAAAATGACTATTACGGGTATAACGTTGTAATGTATTTAATTTCGGATGATGACTTTTATATCGCTTATTAGCCCATTCTTCCAAGGTTAGCATTTGCATAGTTGATTCTTCGTGCGTATTTTTATAAAAATAGATCACTAATTACATTCAAAAACTCACACTATTCTCGGGCGCTTCATTGCCCCATAGATCCCAGCCCTACACTTTGTCACGAGCAAAAAGTTCGATACGTTTCATATCACCGTAAAGCTTCTCTAATCGGTAATGGACTTCTTTAGGCTTTTGGCTATGTTCACCGAGACAGGCGTAGATAACTTGTTTGATGGATACGTCCTTACGTTCTAGTCCTTTCCCCTTGATGGCAATTAAACAATCTTCTGAATTACTGCGGGTGTAATTACCGCTATTCATGCCTGTTTCAGCATTGAGTAATACCAGAAAATCATCAGCATCAGACAGCGCAGCTTTTTTGATAGCTTTGGATATCCGCTCTTTGGCTAACTTATTGGGCTTGACCCAGGTAAATCCCTTCATGGTTTTGACTTTAAATCCCCATGCTTCCGCTAACCGGATAGCTTCCAGCGCAAAGTTCCCCGTGTACCAACATGCAGAGTACAGAGTTATCATTAACGATGGTTTCTATGGGTAATCGGGTGAGGGAGTAAAAGTCAGTGGTGTTGTAGTGATTGTGTGCTGCGCCGGTTGATACTTTGTTTTGATATTGCCAGGGTGGGTTTGCGAGTATCATGTCATACTTCACTTCATTTTCTAAACATACCAGCTTTTACTTTTATGCAAGTCGTCTATTTTTTTATACAGTGATTTTATTACCGCTATTTCCGGTTAATGTTTTACTTTCTCCATCGGTATAAAATTGATATATCAACCCTTTGTTTGTTAATTTTATCTCCTTCAATCCAATTATTTTCATCATCTCAACATGATAAATAACCTGCTTCCCTGCTTTAACATGATGTAACGTTATTCGGTATCCATGTGTGTTATTCATAGGATTTCTCCGATTATTGATTAAATAAATATGATGAAGATCAATAATTGAACATCTGTGAATTATTTGTGGTAGGATTGTTTCCGTTGTGTGTTGGTTAACAGCAACATTTTCCTTGGTGTTGGCCAGCCTTGTGCTGGTCTTTTTTTAGTGATACTGAAATATCGAATAGCTGTTAATTTCTAGTGAATACGTTGACTATTAGCAAATAACGATTTTAGATTGATGTCATATACCTGTAGCCATGATTCAGTAGGCCATGACTTAACCTGACCATAACGAATATCAGGCACTTCGGTTTCTTCTACCTGGTTCTCACGGCACCATAGACGAAGTGGGGCGAATTTATATTCTTTCCCTGCGGCATTCTTTACTGCTGTGATAGCAGCATGTTTAACATTTTCTCCTAATCGTTCTGTCAGTTCCCGATTTTTACGGGTAGCAACGCTGAGTTTACCCATTGCTGAAGCTTCACGAGTGCGACTGATTTGTGATTTTGTCCTAATAGCTTCATCTACGCTCACTGCTTATTTTTTCCACTTGCTCGGTATAGCTAATCAGCATTTTTCGTAATTGTGATGGGTTATCTAACCAGTCTGTTGTTGGGTGACATGGGCTAATCTTCCTGTTTTGTAATCCAGGAAGGTTTGATTAACCATTAACCTGAACTTTGGCGCAATCCATCCTGCATACGCTAACAGCTCATGAGCAAAAGTGCCTGGTGGTGAACCACCATTAACGGCATTGACCACTTTATGAGCAGAGCCAGAATTAGGGCTTTGATTGTTTTTCAATAAGTTAGCTTCTAATTCTGCAATTAATTCTTTAGCCTGAATCGTAGCAAGCCATTTGGAAGGACGTTTATGTTCACCTTCACCACTGGCTTTATGTAACGCATTCAGGTTGAAACGACCTTCTGAGTCTGTCGTGATTTCTACACCCGCAATAATGGGATAATTTTCATTTGTTAAATTTCGCATAGAGTAATTCCTCAAAGTTAATTGATGAATGAGTATTGATGTTGATTAAATGGAATAAGCTAGGTGGGGTAATGATTTCTTAATTTGTGACTATTTCTTCAAGGTATCGAGAAATACCCCCAAATAAACCATAAGAGCAGGCACTATCATAATGCCGATAACCAGTAGCTCTTGTCCGCTAAATAGATATTGCCTAATTCGCCACGTTTAAACCTGATTTGCGGGTCAATGACGGGATCGGCATGGGCAAGATGTCCTACTAGCATTTCAAAAGCAAATGCGGCGCTGATAAACAATAATGTCGTGATTAATAATTTGATGATATTAAGTTTCATGGTTGGCCTCCAGATAAGCCCTTACGAATTCTTCCGCAACCGGTGCAACGATCGCATTTCCGTAGGCGCGCAATCGTCCCACTCTATCGGTAATCCCATCAACCAGCGGGAATGTGCCGGGTTCAACTGGCCGCCGTTTTCCATCCTTGCAGAAGAGCCAGTCAGTATTTTGCCAGAAGCTGTTAAGCTCACTGTCGTTGTCAGCCACACCACACGTACTAGCAGGGATTTGATCGCTGCATTGCATTCCCTGCCATCCTTCCAGTCCCGAGCGGTAGGAGTCGGGCCAACCAATACAGTCTTTGTCTGATGCGCGGCGTACCGAAGCCCGCAGCGCATAAATCAAGTGCTGCTGTGGTGTAGTTCTCTGCTTCCAGATCAGTTTGTACAAGGTCGAGCCAGTCGAGGCCGTCTTTGCTTGCAACCTGTTCACCAAAGATAACGTCAGGTTTTCACTGCTGGATGAGGTGAAAGAACGCGGGCCACAAGTGCCGCTCGTCAGCAAATCCTTTTCCTTTGCCTGCCGTGCTGAAAGGCTGACAAGGGTAGCTTCCTGTCCAGACTGGCTTGTTATCAGGCCATCCTGCATTACGCAATGCGTATGCCTAGACACCAATTCCGGCGAAGAAATGGCATTGCGTGTATTGTTTAAGGTCATCAGGTTTAACATCCTTAATTGAACGCTCGTCTACATCACCATCGGTGATATGACCCGCAGTGATTAAATTACTCAGCCATTGCGCCGCGTAAGTGTCAATTTCGTTGTAATAAGCAGGCAAAATAACTCCTTTACTTGAAGTTTTATTTGTGGAAAACATCAGGAGAAGGGAATTACTTTTTGACGCAAATCGCTTTAGCGTTAATATCCTTGAAAGTCTCAAATTCCTGAGTATAAACACTCGCAAAGTCATTTGACGTGTAAGGGCTGACATACATGGCCAAGATTAAAATCCACATGGTGGTTCTCCTGTGACTAAAAGCGGATAGAATCATCAAAATCGGGCTCGATAATTGTGTTACTGTTTGGCTAGTTAGTAGTTGGCATATTCGGTTCAGCCTGGCTTTCCTGCGAATTTTTCTCTTTCCGGTTGCACCATATTTCAACGTCATTGTCTAAAAATTCCGGTGTTATCCTTTGCTGACCGGATTTATTCGTCCATTTGTTCTCTTGATAGGTAGTGGTAACACGAACAAAAGTACCCTTTTGTCTATGATTATTGATATATTCCGCTATTTGTTTAAATGCCTTGCAATTTATCCATGTTGTGTCATCAATCCATTGACAGCTGTTGTCTTTTCTTGATTTGCTAATAGCTATTGAGAATGCTGTGATGGGAATTTTATCCTGGGTATAGCGAATTTCTAATTTGCCGATGTGTCCGGTAAAGTTACACTGATTCTGGTTTGCAATGTTGCCTCCGCTTTTTGATTAATTTTGTTGATTTCTGATTTCAGTTTTTCGATAAATGCTTAAACAGCCTGTTCAATTTCGTTAACTAAATCATCATCCTTGATAATTCGGGTTTTATAGTAAGCAAGGTTAGGGGGAAGTCTGTCATCATAGCTGACAAAATCGCACCAGTTTCTCCCTGTGCACATCATTTGTCCGTGCATTTGCAACAGGTATTTGTATTTAGGTTTTCCTGTGTCAATGGTTTCAATGTGGGTAGTGGTGTTGGGGCATTTGATTTCGATAAGTCCGTCATCATTAACCAGTCCGTCAGGACTCGCGCCAAATAGCGCAATAGTCGGGTGGAAAATGAAGCCCACTTCGGTGACCGTGGACATCAAACTCATTAAGGCAATATCGTGCTCTGGCTTGAGGCTCGAGGTTAATCCCTCGTTCAATGGACTGATTGGTTTTAATTTCTTCTCGTCGTCTCCGGTAAGGGTTTCATAGACTAACTGCATGAGGTAGTTTCGTTGTGTTGTTCCCTTGCCTTTGGATAACACCTTGTGTAAATTACTGGCGGTGACTTTCCCAAGTCTCACCTGAAACCATTCGCCCGTTTTCTGCTTCATTATTAGCCTCATTTTTCATTGCGATGTTGCGATAAATAGCCATTCTATTTTCTTCGCCAATGATACCCGTTTCTTCTGGTGTTAATTTTAGCCAATGGATTTCATTGATTCAATACCGCCTTTTGCTGCGGTTTTTAAATCACAAATTAATTGGTCGTAACGCGCTTTTTGTTGTGCTTGTTCTTGCTGTATCACGACTTTTTCTTGCTCAGGTAAATCTTCTCCGGCATAGATATAAAATCCTAATCCAAACATCGAAATAGCTTTAGTGAGACAGCGCATCAGCGCTTTGTTGATATCAACAGCGTTAGGAGTGGAAATAGCCTGATTCCGGTAATCCATGACAAGTAACCACATTTTGTAGGGAAATTCATTATCGCCTTGTTTAACAGTGAGCGTTAATGACACTATGGCATTGTCATCATTGTTATAGCTAACGGTATCCACGGCATAGTAAGATTTAGGGTAGTGGTGCACCATTAATACACCCCATGCCCACGCCCATGAAAGATAAGAAAGGCCGTTTTTCTTTTCTATCTTTTCGTTAACATTAATGACAGAAAGCGTTTCCCAAACCTGTTGTTGAAAACTTTTTTCTTTTTCGGTATGTTGTATTTCGCTCATAGGTATTTCCTCTTGGGCGCCCGAATTGCTTTGTATCGATGAATGTTCTCATTTTTGAAATGGTCAAACAGCGCCTTCCAGATATCATCAAAATCCTCATTACTGAGTTTTCTCATGACGGATGAAGGTAGGAAGTTATAAACAGGCTGTACAAGTTCGCTAATTTCTTCGTCCAGTCTGTCTTCCCAATAAGCAATTTCTTGCTGTTGTTCGTACCAGTAATCTTGCATGGCGTAAGGGTTCATTTGACCTCCTTGAGCTAGAATAGCATCCTGTTTTTTCTGGCTTTAATCTCTTCGAGTAATAACTCGATTTCATTTTGTGAAAAGGATGAATCCACTAGTAGGATGGTAATTTTTTCTTTAAGATGGCATTTCTTCACCGTTTCTGATTTAAGTGGCATGATGATTTTTCCCATAAGCTTATAGTTGCAGTGATAAAGCGATTAGCCATATATCTTGTCGTTGGGTATCAATCGCTAACTTTGCTGCCTGTCTTGCCAGTACTAGCAGGATGTTGTCTTTGTACATGGTTACCCCTTATGCCACCCGACTATATTTGTTGTGGGTGAATTCACCGTTACAGTCTTTCTTCATCGGTAGTTTGTTTTTTAGGTATTGGTTATATAGCCATGCAGCCCCCTTTTTAGCAGAACGATTTTGTAACACTGACGTTGCCCGTAATCGTTTGTCATGATGAAGGGGGATTCGGTTAGATACGTATCTCTCGCATAGGAATGAACACGCCAGATATGAGACTTGCTGATATCCTTTTCTGCATCGTAGAGAAAATGACGCGATTCTAGAAAAAGGTTGACCTGGTTAATGTTTACGCCATTAAGCCTGTTTACAGAATTGAACAGGTGATATACCAACCTGGAACAGGTTTTTAAGACTATCTATTTCGGTTTCAAGTCGTTGAACCTGTATGTCTAACAGTTGAACTTTTTTATACTGCTCAGCCCATGCAATCGCGGATTCAGCAGGGTCAAGAAAATTAGGCAAACCTAAAGTTGTTGGGTTATTGGGTAATTGTGGTTGTAAAATTCGTCTTTCGCATTCAATAAAGTATTGTCTGGCCTGTTTCCCTTTTTCGTTGCGTTCAACCATTGATAGCTCTTTCGCCATATCGAGGGAGATGTAGTATTCCTTTGCTGGACGGCCTCCGAAGGGGTTTTCCACAGAATTATGGAAAACTACATAGTCTATATTTTCAACGAATCCATAATCTGAAATTCGTTTTTTTTTATCCATGTAGAAAAATCTTGCTTACTTTCCAAAAAAGCATACAAATCACGCGCATTGACCGTCTGGATTAATTCACCATTAATGTTTTTTGTTTCGATGTTGATTAAATTTGACATAAAGGCATCTCTCAAAGTTAATTGATGAATGAATATTGGTATTTATTAATGTGGTGCACGCTTCCGTTTGAAACGGAGACGTGCTCGAGGAAAATTAAGCTATTCTGATAGTTTTTTGATTAATTCATCTTTGTGAATAATCATATAACCAGCTAGACGATCAATTTCGAACAATGACTCAAGAGAAGCGACATATTCATTATCATGAATCACTCTTGCGCTATCTACTTTGCTATTGGGTAGTAGAGTGAGCAGAACTTTATTCGTTGCTCCTATTACAGCGATTGAGTTGTGTAGTTCAGCTTCCATGCGATTGAATTCGCCAATATAGGCTTCGTTAAACTGAGCAGCTTTTTTGCCAGTGAATCCCATCACCAAGAATACGAAACCGTCTTTGGTCATTTCGTACATGGGAAGTTTTCTACCTGTGCTATCAGTGTATTCACTCAACACAAAATTGTGTCCAGTAAATTCTGTTGAGCAATCTAAGTTACGAATTCTGTCTAGCACTCGTTCGTGGCGTTTATCAAAATAATCAGCTACATTCTTAGAGGTGGTTAATATTTTACCATTATGAATATAGACGTTTGGACTTGCAGTGGAAGTGCTAACAGATAATTTTGAGGTGGTTATTTTTATGTTCCTATATTTGTTCATAAAACCCATTATTCAGATGGGCGGTCGGGTACTTGAACACCACATAGGACGGCCAACAGTTTTCCCCAAAAGGGTATTGTATATTCCGTTCGCTACCCGACCATAACAAATTTCGGACATAAAAAAGCCGCTTAATTCAGTCGCGGTAACTGCCTATGGTGTGTTCAGCACCTGATGGAAACTATAGCGCATGATTTCTTCTTTCGTCAATGTTTTATTATGCTGCAATCCCGTTCATCATGACACCTAACAATCTAGGAAACTGGTTATCGTAGAAGTGAGGTTGTGTTTGACGTGGATTATTCGGGTCAGTCAGATTTTTACCAAACTGTAGTCCCTTTTCTGTCAGTGACCACAATAGTTTTTCTTTGTTAGGATGTTTAGTACCTGGGCGCGATTTACGTTCAGCGAGTCCGAGCAGTTGTAGCCACCGATAACCAGATTGTGCTGTATAGGGTTTCCCATGCAGTAATAAAAGCTCAGTAAAAGAGTGCGTTACTTCGCTTGAACCCGTTAAGTTCCCCTCTCTGGTGCGTCAACAGCGTAAGCGGCTAGTATATCCGGCGGCATACCAAGGGAAGATTGGAGTTTTTTCATCACTCCCAACATGGCGGAAGGCGCAATACGTAGCTCTTGCTTATAAAAAGCGATCATGGCTAAACCAACCTATACTTTTTTGACAAGTACTCCGTTATTGCTTTTTACCGAATCACGAAATCGCTCATAAACCTGAACTTCAAAAGCGGGGTCTATCCATGCTGCATATCGAATGGCGATAATTTCAACTGCCCAGCTGCCAGATTCAAGTCCACCTTTGATGATATTGACCGAAGCATTCTACGATGCTTCGCTTACTTTTTGCACAAAAGCGCTGATACCCCCCGCTTCTGAGAAACACAGATGGCCGCTGAGATTCAGTTGCTTTACCTTGCGCAACAGCTGCCCTGTGTAAATCATTCAGACAGTAACGCCCGAAAGCATCTTGACGGACAACGGTATTTTTCAATAACCACTAATTTAGACATAAAAATATTTCTCCGTAATGAAACGAATTAAGCTGTAACATGAAAGATTTTGCAGATTGCACCCTAAAACCGTTATACTTACCAAAAGGAGGATTCCCTATGGGTCAGGTTGCATTTGATACACTACAGGCATCAGAAGAGCTTCAAACGGCTGGGCTTACTAGTCAGCAAGCTAAGGCTATTTCACTTGTTGTACGTAGATCGCATGAAGTTGCGGATGTAGCGACTAAAGCTGATATTGTTGAGGTAAATCGCAATATTGCTGATGTTCGTAAAGACTTATCTGCTGAGATTGCTGATATCCGTAAAGACTTATCTGCTGAAATCGCTGATGTTCGCAAAGACTTATCTGCTGAGATGAATTTACGTTTTGAGAAAACAGATGGTCAAATAGCGTTGATTCGTAAAGATGTTGAAACTATTGCTACTGGACTACTTTTAAAACTTGGTGGTGTAATCGTTGTGACTATTAGTGCCGCAACAGCAATACTCAAATTTTTTTAATTTTTTGGTTGCAGGTTCAAATCCTGCACAGCCCGCCAATTTCACGGTATATCTTCATGAGTCTGCGGTTTTCTCTTTTTAGATAATCATTTTCTCTTGTTAAACACTGCATAATTATTTTAAAAGTGCGTGTTTCCATGTCGTCATCATTCCATATATCAATACTACTTAAGTATCTTGAATCGTTTAAATGACGACTGCCATTAGTCACGCCAACCAGATTTCCCATATTGGGGTGCTTTGACGTGACAATGCGTGGATTGTCTAGTCTCATCATGTGTACTCCTTGTTAACATTTACTGAAAAGTTAGGATGTGTGCCCAAGTGCCTCTTGGTGTCCGATTACAGTCATGATGGACGGGTAAACGCAATCAAACTATATTTAGCTATTTGAAAGATAATTTATAGTGTATTGACTGTCCCAGGAGCGCAGAGCCGCATTCACACATCCTGAAATTGATTAATTGCCTGAATGTTTAACCACCTCAGGCGGCAGTGGTTTCTCTTGTACCCCTACAGAGAGAAATAAGCTAAAATAATCTCGCCCCTTACAGAGTAAGAGAATTAAGCCTATGAACAACACTTGGTGGCAGGAATTTATTCGATTTTCCTGCAAGGAATAACCCTAAATCGGTTGATTTATATGCTTATTATTTTTGTGTTATTAATCTTCATCACTCCCTCACCAGTAAAAGATTGGATTAATTCCAGTAGTCCAGAGATTTTTTCATCTTACTGGCTTTATTTTGTTTTCTTTCTTGTGAGTTATATTATTGCGTAATTAATTAGTTTTCTGACAATGTTTACTAAACGAAGGCTCAGGAATTTGATTGAATACCCAGCCAGGGCTGCAGTATTAAATACGTTAACGCACTATGAGATTAATTTACTTAAGCATATTGTGAGGTATAGCGAAATCGTTGAATTGCCGACGCAAGACGAGACTGTCAAAGCGCTAATAAGAAAAGGCATAATAGCTTATTATGATTATCCTGATGCGCCGATGGTTTTTGTTGGGGATGAAAAACAGCTTTTCAAACTAACTAACTATTACAAAAATATTTTAAAGTTTGTAGATATTTAAGTTATTTTATTGTGGGAAAAGTCCACCATTCAATCCCCATGAAGCAGATGAGCACTAACTAAAAACACATCGCTAACCGATTCTCTATCAAAAAACCTGATTGATAGGTGCTTATTTTTATCAACCATTAGCGGTGCCTCCGAAGTTGGATTTAGGCTTATTGTTAAACCGTTTAGAAGTGTACAAAGCTGCTATAGGCAAACAGTAATTATTGAATGCGTCATAAGCTTTAGTAAGACGAACTGAAATTGCTTTTTCTACACGATGCATCACCTTTCTTTTCAGAGAAAGAATAGTGTGTTTAGTGCTCGGAGTTGTTTGTTGCTGAGAGGGTTTGCTTGGATTTAACGCTGCTTTTAATGCCATATTAAGTGCCTTGTTATAGTGATAGGCTGCCTCTTCTACGCTCATGTCTACGACGGCGAGCATTATCATAACCATGAAAGTTACACATATTACCTCCTACAATGGAATGGGTTTTGGTGGTGTGTGCCCAGAGGTAACCGGATTATATTTACAGTCATATTGGTAGTTTCCTGGAGTTATTTTTTGACTTAATGACTGTATTTTGGTTATTTCACACACCCCAAAACCGACTGTTTGGGCGTTTTATGGTTCGCTTTTTCAGCGAAATAGTGTTAAAGAGCGGTACTACTTAACTGTCGTCACTTGCCTTCATGTTCATACGCCTCAGGCTGGCTACTTAGCAACATCTGGTAAAGTTTCAGATAACTCGAAGTATTGTCTGGCTTTTGCCTGTTGCAGTGAGTGAGGCTGTGTGCCTTTGATAGTTAAATGATTAATCATTAGTTAATTAATGTCAGTAATTTTTGGTTAATTTAGTTAATTTTTGAGTGATTCTATTTGGATTAGTCATAAAATGAGCAATAAAAAAATACCGTCCAAGGACGGTATATTACGAAAAGGAGACAATTATCTATTAGTTTTTTGTCTAGACTTCTAACATACGTAGTCACCACCCCATCACTGACCAGTTAAAAACACGACCTATAATCTTTATATCATCTAGATTAGCTTCTTCATCTGGATAATCAATTGAATTATAACTCTTTATAATAACTTTGCTGTTCGGTAATCTATGAAGGATCTTTACTTTCAACAGATCTGCTTGTTTAATAGCATAGATTGCTCCATCTACGATTTTCTTATGTCCTGTACTAATGGTAACAACAGCCCCACCGGGGATAACAGGGGACATACTATCGCCATGAACAGGAAATGACATAGCCTCACTAGGTAGTATTCCATAGTTATTGAGGATAGATCTTGAAAACTTCAATGTTCGACAAAAATCAGTTTCAGTTTGATTGGCGTAGCTTCCATATCCTGCTGCTAACTCTATCGATTTATAGTAAGGTATTTCAACTTCATCATCAACCGATGAAACCGCATCTGCACAATATGCATAGCTGGCTTCATTTAATAGAGTTCCATCTATATTTTTATTTTTAGCTCCTCTTCCATACTCAAGCCATTCCGGCCTAACGTTCAACCAGTCACTAAGAGCAAGTATATTTGTTGAATCAGGCATTGATTCAGCATTAAGCCATTTCCAAACAGCGGGGCCACTGACTCTTATACCTTGTTTGGCAAGAGAGTCTATTATTTTTCCCCCAATCCGCGACCTGCAACACCTGTATCTAAACAAGCTTCTTGAAGTCTTTTTGTGAACTGAGTCTTATTATTTTCTTTAACCATATGTTAATTATCTACGAAACTTGACTTAACTTTCAGTTAAAATATATTATTAACTTTGAGTTAATTAAATTAATAAATAAGTTAACCTATGAACTCAGTTGAATTCGCAGTTAATGCCGTAGGAGCGCAATCCTCAGCGGTAAAAATTTGCGGTAAAAGCAACGTTGCTGTCTGGAAATGGGTACGCAACGGTTGTTTACCTAGCACTGAATACACAGGTAAAACAGAATATTCGAAATTATTAGCTCAATATTCAAACGGTGCATTTACAGCAGAGTGGCTAGTCCAAGCTGCAAATCCAGACGCTAATTGATATAGATATAACCGCTCTTTAACAACCTGGTCTCCCTGAAATTAGGAGATTTATAAATTCCCAGCCCATCGGGAGGGATAACTATTATCTAAAACTTATGGATTAAGTGTAGGATAAGATTGCTGTAAAGACTATCAAATCATTTTGTATATATGAAATTTGATTTGCGGGTTTTTGAGTATTTTCTTATAGAATAGAGATAAGTATTCGGTAAGCAACAGTTATCAAACGAAGGTAATAAAACCCTCGAAGGAGGGTTTACACAAAAAATTTTACAGGCTCTAGGTTGCAGCGCAAAATCTTACGAAGGTTATCAAGGTTTAATTGGTAAAACAGCATTAACTTCTTTGGGATGAATTGTATACATTCCACCATTAAATGGATCAACGACTAACCAACCAATTAATCCACCCAATATTATATTACCTCCAATATACCATCCATTGTCACTATTTTTTAATGGTAGAGTAACTGGTTTGAATCCATCTTTTGTTAAAGTTATTTCATAGCTTTTTTTTCCAAAATAACTACCGTCAGATTTTTCTAAAGTTACTCCTTGAGGAGTTTTGCCATGAGAAATTATAGCTCCTCTTTCGTCTTTAATAGTAAATTCAGCATCAGTCGGATTGCTTTCAATTTGTATTCTTTGCGTTTTTTCACCTACTATAGTTTCACAACCGCTAAGGAATGTTATGTAAATCAATGAGAGTACTATAGCTAGTTTATGCATTAAATAATCACCTTGTTTTATTTTCCGAGTTAAAAAGGTTAGGTGTATTATACATTATCAAACTTTTGCTATTAAGTTTTTTGATTCCAGAATAGGATATCGATATCTATTTTTGACTGAATACAAAGCTGATTTAGGTAAGCAACAATTATCAAATGAAGGCTGAGGCTTTTTGTCTTTTAGATTGAAAGTGAGTGATGCGATGGCATTAACGGTATCATCTTGCTTGTTGAATATGGAATCAATGATTTGCTCTGTAGTGCGTGGTTTAGGTTTCGCTTCGTATTTAGCACGTTTTCTATCCCAGAATGCCATTTGTTTTGCCCGGCGACGAGATTTAGCATTGTCTTTTTTAGGTTTAAAGATAATGGTTGCCATTTTGTTCCTCCTAAATAAGTTTTAGTGGTGTATGCCGGATACTTCTGGTTTGTACTTACAGTCTTTTTATTCCCTGGTGTAAAAATAAAGTTCGACTGTTTGTTTAGTTATATTCACACACCCAAAAACTCACTTGGTGGTGCTCTAAAGCTTATTCAGAGCGGTGATTCCAATATGTTAAAGAGCGAATAACTTAGTTACTGATGACTTCACTTGCCTTCATGTTCATACGCCTCAGGCTGGCTACTTAGCAACGTCTGGCAAAGTTTCAGATAACTCGAAGTATTGTCTGGCGTTTGCCTGTTGCAGTGAGTTGATATGATAAATGTTACCCAAAGGTAATAAAAATCAAGTACCTAAAGATATTTATTTTTTATATCTTCGGTACTACATTGAATTAAAAGATAAAAAATATTCTTAATATGTTTTATTAATAAATGTTCTACATATTTAGAATTGAAAAAATAGGGAAGGGTTATAAAAAGATAAATTAAAAGTTAATTTGAGTAATACATAATTTTGGATAGATTATATTAACTAGCCCTTTTGGTGTTACGGTGAAGTTCTTTTATCTCGGCTATAAGATTATCAATTTCATCTTTTTCTTCAGCCAATTCTTTTATAAATTTATTTTTTTTTGCTTTTTGGTAAGCTATCAAATAAATCGAGCAAAATTTCATGCTGCTTAGTTAATATTCTTTCTTTTTTAATATCCAGTCCGTTATTTATACCATCTAGCCATCCTTTAGGAAGATTAAATGCATCCTCAATAATATCAACCATATCGTCTGCTATGCGTTTTTTCCATTTTTTTCCTTCAGGATAAAGCATTTGAGATACATAAGATTGTTCACGATCAATACGGCGAGCGAGATCGACGATCTTACTACCGTATAAGGTATCTTTAATATTAATAAGACATAAACGTCTTTTTTCATATTTATTCATATATAAAATTTTATGTAAATTTACCTAAGAGTAAATTGTCTATAGGTGTTAATTAAAAATTACTTATAGGTAATATAAATAGAACTTATTTAAGGGCAACCTAATGGAAGAACTAAGAATTTATCTGAACGCTTTATCGTTAGAACAACAGCATATTTTTGCTAAAGCGTGTGGAACCAGCTTAGGGTACTTACGTAAAGCTATCAGCAAAGATCAAAAACTTGGAGCTGAATTATGTGTTTGTATTGAACTAATAAGTGATAAAGCAATATCTAGAAAACACTTACGTCCATATGATTGGAAGAATATTTGGCTTGAATTGATGCCGGATTAATTCAAGCCAAACCAACTCTAATCATATAATTACAAGTATCGTTCTTTAACATTTTGACTCGCTCTGAATATGCGTTAGAGCCACCACAGCCTTATAGGAATATAGAGGTAGGGAATTTTATTACTTAAGGATTATAACTATGGAATATTCAAATACTATCAAAATCACCTGCAAACCTGAGCATTTAGAATTTTACTTCTACCAGAAAATGGCATCAGAAGGTGGTAATAACGGGTTTGCCAAATCACTTGGAATTCACCTATCAACAGCGAGTCGGGATAAAACTAGAATTTTTAAATTAGCCTGTCAGGTTGTCTCAGAATACGGCTTGCCTAGGCATGTGGTAAGTGTGCCTGATTCATCGACACAAGAGGTTGTCATTACAAATATATCAGTCGAAGAAATACGAAAGCTGATTGACATGCTAGAATATTTGAGGCTATCAAAAAAGAAGCCCCAAAGTTAAAAAACGATGAAGCTTTAGAATGTCAGATAGAGTGTTGTATTTGATTAGAGATTTCAGGGAGTTTAATGAAAACGGAAACGGTAAATTTCCCTTTTTTCTTTCAATTTCAGCGAGGTTATTATGCCAAAAAATTACTGATTCATCAATAAAAACCATGAAGAAAAAGCCCATCTAGATAGTCCAGATGTGCTATTGGTTGCTGCATCAAAAAATAAAGATTATGCCCGTCGGTTTTAATACTGGAGTCCTGAAAAAGTTACAAATTCACTAAAAGAGATAACGTTATGGTAAGAGCAAGAAATATCAAACCTGGTTTTTTCAGCAATGATGATTTAGCTGAGTGTGAAGCATTAGCAAGACTTTTGTTCGCGGGATTATGGACGATTGCCGATAGAGAAGGTCGTCTTGAAGATAAGCACCGTAAAATAAAAGTAATGGTATTACCTATGATGAAGCGGATTGTGAAAAGTTATTATCCCAGTTACACAGTAAAAATTTTATCACTCGGTATTCAGTTGATGGGAATGACTACATCCAAATTAATAATTGGAAGAAACCTCAAAATCCTCATTGTAAAGAGTCACCCAGTGAAATCCCTGAACGGATTACTCAATTTATTAATAATAAAGCGGTATCAGAAAAGCACCATACTAATACAGTGCAATAATCTGAAAAGCACTTAAAACCTAAAACCCAACAAACGAACGAACAAAATTTAAACACTTCTCATTTTGGTTATAATCAATCGACATTGACTTATAAACAGGATGAACAGCCAAACAATTTGTCGCCGACTGTTGTTCAGAAACATGATAGATTATTTCAACCTACTGAAAAAAAGAGGAAAAAGAAGAGTACCGTGCAAGCACCATACAAGCACAGTTTTAATCCTGCTGATTCCCTTAAACTGATTCCCTATAACACCCAAGCCGAAAAAATGGTTTGTGAGAATGAAGTGGAAGAAATATCTGCTGATGTTCATTCGATGTCAGAAAAATATGCGTTTAAGGGAAAAGGTGATACACCTGAATCACAAAGACTTCGCTGATTGGCAAAAACTTTACCCCAATCTCGATCTGCCCAGTGAATTACTGAGGCTGGATATTGAGTATCAACACGACAAACCGAAGAAATGGTGTATCACCACGAGTCAGAAACTAAATTACCAGAACAAACAGGCTGTAAGAAATTCTGTTCGAAAGGCTTCAGGTATGGTGACTAATTTTTCACATTTTGATTATGGTCAAACCGAAATTCCATCATGGGTGGAGGTGTAATATAGGTTATCGAACAAAAATCGAATCATTGAAAGCTCGGTTGGAAGAAACACTTCAAGAACCGAAAGTAATAGAAAATACTGTCGTGCAGAAGATAACTGCCACTTGTGAAAAACACGGTGAATATCAAACCTACAAGCGAAAATTATTGAGCCTGAGAGGGATAGAAACACAAGGTGAATGCCTGAGAGAAAAAATAATAGCGCTAGAGCGGGAGTATCAGGTGGCTGAGCGTAAGCGCGCTCATCAAGAAAAACTTGATTTACTAAGATTTTCAATGTTCCTAAACGTTTTGATATGGCTTCTTTGGATAACTATGAACCCGTCAACAGTTACGCAAGGCAGTGTTTATCTGTTTGTAAGTCCTATACTGCAAAATGGCCTGAAAGGTTGAAACAAGGCGGAGGATTGGTTATGTGTGGTAAGCCAGGGACAGGAAAAAACCATTTGGCAATTGGAATAGGGAAATTGATTATTGAAAACTTCATGGCTTCGGTCAGGCTGACATCAGCTATTAAAATTGCCCGAAACTTTAAGGCAACATGGGCGAAGGATTCAGAAGAACGTGAGTCAGATGTAATCGAAATGTACGCTTCACTAGACCTGCTTATCATCGACGAGGTGTGTGTCCAATTTGGTAATGATGTGGAAAAAATGATTCTATTTGAAATTATTAACTGTCGTTATGAAAACTTAAAGCCAACGATATTAATTAGTAATTTGCCCAAGGAAGAATTAGCAACCTTTGTTGGCGAGCGAGTTATCAACAGGATGAATGACGGAGGGGGGTTGTACACTAAAGTTCACTTGGGAAAGCTACCGTTCACGCAAAAAAGCCGCTTATTCTTACTCTTAAATTATTCGTATCAGGGCAACCCCAATGAAATACCAAATTGAAGCAACCATTATTAAGGATGGTTAAATATCTGTACATTTTAACTTTAATGAAACATTAGTTAAATGGAAATTAATTAACAAAATTCAGTTGATTATTTTTATTTTGATGTAAATATAAAGACCTGTGAGTATAAATAATTTTTACTCAACTGGTTAGATTAGAGGTTAAATCATGTTAACACCGTTTGGCAAAATTGTAAGAATAATGCGTATGGATTTAGGTATTAACTTGAAATGTATGGCTGAATCTATTGGTATGACATCTTCTTATCTTTCCTCTATCGAAACGGGCAAAAGAGCGATTACGCCGCAAATTTTAGATAATATTGTCTCATACCTTGCTAAAAATGATGAAGAATCGATCAGATTGAGAGAGGCAGCGAGAGATTCCCAGTAATCGGTGTAGATAAGTTTGTCTGGCAAAAGTACCAATGCAAGAAAGGCCGCTATGTCTTTCGCTAGAAAGTTTGATGACTTAAACGAAGATGATTTTGCTAGACTTTTAAATTTACTTAATAGGAATAAACACAAGTAACTCAGGAGATTCAAACTTTGAGTGGTTCTGTATTTAAAGTACCGATCTTGAGCCGAATGGAAATTCGTAACTTCACAGATACAATTAAACAAAAAGTAAGAATTTCAGGTTTGTATTTTCCTGTTATGGAAATATTAGAGTTTGCCATGCCTAAAATTGAAGAGGGCTTTATTCTTGAAATTAGAACTATATTTGAAATGAAAAATAACCATGGGCTAATAATTCCTTCTGAGAAAAAAACATTCTTCGGGAAGATGTTTATAATGGAGCGTTAAATGAAACAGGAAGAGACAGAATGATAGTAGCGCATGAATTAGGCTATTATTTTGCATAAAGATATATCTTTTGCCAGGTCCTATGATGTAGCAACGTTAAAGTCTTATGAAAGCAGCGAATGGCCAGCTAATTGCTTTTGTGGTGAGCTGTTGGTTCCGGCATCGCATGCCAGGCAATTGTTTGAAATGACAATTGAAGAGATTGCCTTTGAATGTGGTGTATCAGCCACTGCAGCAAATATACAGATGAATGAGATAAGAAAAAGCTATGATAATCAAAAGGACACTTTAGGCGGTTACCTCTAGGGTCTTTTTAGTGATGGCTCCAGGAGACATCACACCTTAAGAATATATTTCAAACATACAAACTGAAAATAGCGCTTTCAGTTAAGGAGTTCAAGGTAAAAATCTTTCCTGTTAAGGAGGTGTTTATGTATGGAACTTCGTTGTATTACGAAAAAAGTTGCGCCAAAAGGTTTTCGTTGGCAGTTTTGTCGATACCGTAAAGTTCAGGGCAAGTTAGAGAAAATTCTTGATGCTTACGAGTATGGTTATCGGTCTTGGGCCTTTTTAGTTCGTTGTTAGTAAATCAAAGAGAGGCGTTATGCCTCTCTTTTTGTAACACTCTATTTAATTAATTATGACAGTCAGTAATCAGGTCAAACGTTTATTTATAACAAACAACACACCGCGTTTAAAATATCAATTCAAACATATGAATTAAACAAACAATTATGAAATACCAAATCGAAGCAACCATTGTTAAAGATGGTGGCGGAGCCTGTCTATTGGCAGCACTATAGTAACAAAGCACTATCAGAACTGGATTGCCTGAAAATGTTATCGCAGCCGTCCATGTTCAAAATGCAATTTAGCGAGATAGGGTTACTACTGGACTGTTGGCAGTGGCAAAGCTGGAAAGCGTGGCAAATTGCCAACAGTGTCAATAGAAAATTTTATCTATAATCCACTAAACCTACCTAAATAAAAATTAAATAGGCAACAATATGAAAATGCAAAGCATGGTAAATCGGTGTGAGGGATGCCTTTGTGTTCAAAGTGAGGACTGAGATATATCTAATCACCAGAGCAAGCCGACCTACAAAAAAGTGGAGGTCACTACGAAAATTTTGCAGTTCAAAAAACAAACAATATGGGTGTGCAAGCTATTAGAGATTTACGCACAAAAGAAATCATTAAAAACAATAGGCTAATGTAATTTGTGCAGTACGAAAAGCAACCTAATATAGCTAGGCAATTGTTATGTCAACTTAATGATTTGATATATAAAGATAATTATCCATTTGTGCAGTATATAAAACAACTAATAGGTAGCGATGAGGGAGGTTAAGCCATGAATGAAAACTTATAACATCACTGTTCCTTTCCCCCTTCAGTCAATCACTACTGGTATCACGCCAAACACAAACACTTCATCACCGCAAAAGGCAAATTATATCGCCAGTAGGTAGTCGCTGAAATCCTGTATCAAAAGCTCTGTAAGCGATTATCTCAACGTTTAGGGGCTGAGTAGGTGTTTATCCACCTGACCGTCGTAAGCGAGATTTAGATAACCTGATGAAAGCACCGATTGATGCACTCTATCATTGGGGTTTGATAGTTGATGATTCTCAGATAGATGTGTTGCACGTTGAGCGAAGGGAAATCGTTAAGGGCGGTAAGTTAATTATCACCATTTTGGGAAATCACATAATCAAGAAACCATCATTAAACATTCAACGCAGGGCATTGAGATCATGCTCCTATTCTTATTTTTTGCCGGAGGGGAGATGAGTAGGCACGTAAAAGATTTACTCGAAGGATGGGGAAACTGGAGCATGAGCCGCATTGGAACCGAATACAAAGGTATGTCTACCATTGCTCCTGTTAAAGACGATGACAGACCCTGGTTAAGTGACGAGGAGGGTGAAATTGTTGATAAAGCGGTGGCTGGATTAAAGAAATATGACATCAATGGGTACAATATTATTTGTTTACATTATCAGCATCATATTTCATTTAGAGCAATTGCTAAAAATATACACAAGCGTCACCAATATATTTCTGATTATTGTGAATGGGCAGAAGCTTACATAGCGGGTACTGTTCACACACTTCTTAAAGCAACAAATTGACAACACCGTATAGACTATCGTATGCTGCCCGCACTAGAACCAATAAGCGGTCATCCGCACACCCGATAGCCATGCGGCTTTTTTATGCCCATAAAACGACGCAAGCACATCCAAAGGCCGGGTGGAGAGGCGTAATAAAATACCTGAAAGGGGAATATGCCCGGAGCTTCTTATTGGGCTCTAGTTGACACCTGACTACCAGCTACTTAATGGTGACCGTGACTAAAACCAATAAGGAGGGCCAAGTATGGCTAACCATATCTCTATAGAATCCTTGTCCGTAGTTTTATTTCAGAATATTCCAGTTGTTACTACGGAATTAATAGCACAATTGTATGGCACAGATCCAGATTACATCCGTAAAGATTACAATCGAAACGCGAAGCGCTTTATTGTTTGTAGACACTATTACATGCTAGAGGGACAGGAGTTACGAGAGTTCAAACACAGCATGTCTTTAAGACCTTCGGTGAAAATTGCACCTGATGTTCGTAGCCTTATACTTTGGACGGAACGTGGAGCGGCCAGCCACGCTAAAATGCTAGGGACAGATCAGGCATAGGAGGTCTTCGAGCAATTAGAAGATTACTATTTTCATGCAGAAAGAACATTTAATACGCCTAAACACACCATCCAGAAGCGAGAGAGCTATTAACCGCAGAAAATGACCCTCACATCTTTCCCGTTTAATCTGGACAATGGCTAACGGCTTCCGATTTGAGCGTTCATGGGCACAAGGTATCTGGTATGCGCTCCGTCATGCAACAGGCGTAGACTCCCCTCAAAATTTTGAGGTCAACCAATACCCATCATCGCAAAAGAATGCGAAAAAATTTATAACTTCACCAATGGCATTAAAGAAGCGATCTATGAGGCAGAGAAACAGGCAGTAAGGAGAGTACTGCGTAAACGTGAGGATGCAGATAAAGGTATTAGCTGAAATGAAACAATTGCTTGAAGAGAGTAATCAGGAGCATACTCTTGTTCTGGCAGATACACTAACACGCTGGCAACAAACCGAAATCCAGCAATTTCTACAGCGACGTTAAACACTGATCAAATCCTCAGTAAAAAGCTTGACTGGTCGACCATATAATTGTGGTATAGTAGTGCATAGCTATTGAGTTAGCGTTTAAATATATATTAAAACCTCGCTTTATGCGGGGTTTTTTATTGTTTTATTAACCCAATAATTATACATTGTTAACGCACTACTAATTATAAGCTCGTAGGGTACATATAGGTAAATAAGGCAGTAGTGCATAGCCCCACGTGAAAACGTGGGGGTTTTTCGTTTATGCCACCGCAAAACTGACAGATCAAATAGTCTAAATGAGTAAGGTGGTTAGCTCCCTTTTTAATTTAAAGGAATGGAACCCTCAACTAGAGGGTATATGCGCATGTCTGAAAAATACTCAACACCCACCGCCTACCTTTGGGGGCATTATGACAACCATCTTAGGTTTTTTCACCCTTGAGGCAGTGGGTTGCGGTGATGGGTATCATCTGCACGATAGGGACGTTTTTAATCAACGTGTACTACCGCAAAAAGGAGTACAAACTCAAGGAGCGTCAGTATGAAAATACCGAAAAAAATATTGATGGCAACAGGCGGTAGTGTGTTGTTTTTGGCCTCAAGCATGATAACGCATTTCGAAGGGTTGAGACTTAAGCCCTATTTTGACGGAGGTGGTGTATTTTCCGTTTGCTATGGTCATACGGGTAATGATATTGATCGTAATCGGACTACACTAAAGACGAATGTGATAAGTGGCTTGATGACGATTTGAAAGCGGTTAAGCGTTACGTTAACGCGTTAACTAAAGTCAGTATTAATACGTTGGCCCAAGCTGCCCTTTATTCATTTTGCTTATAACGTTGGTGTTGGTAATTTTGCCAAATCAACCTTGCTCAAAAAGCTCAACGCCAATGACCAACAAGGCGCATGTGGCGAGATGAAAAGTGGATTTATGTTGATGACAGAAAGTGGAAGGGATTAATGACCCGTTGAGAAATAGAGAGCGTAATATGTTATGGCGGCCTTACACATTTGTCGTAGTTATTATTGCTGCATTGATTTTATCACTCGTTTTCATCAACTCTCGATATCAAACCGTCAAGCAAAACTACCTATCATTAAAGCAACGGTATCACATTCAACTCGAAGCCGTGAAATTACAGCAACAAAAGATAGATGCTTTACATCAACTCGTATACAACACCCCGAGGAACTGAGTTATGCCAAAGCTGAACTTGATAAGCTTAATGATGCTGTTCGTGCTGACACTAAGTGGTTGCGCGTCAACGCCGTGTGTCGTGCATCCAAAACTGCTCCCCCAAGAGCCGATATGATGAAGCCACCCCACAACTTGGTGAGGCAGCTCGAGAAGATTATTTCCGTCTCAGAGAGATGATAGTTGAGAACGAAAAGCAGACGGAATATTTACAGCAGTACATCAAAACACAGTGTCAATGAATTAAGAACTTAACTATCCGGAATTTCCGGATAGATCCCGCGCCCTTACCGCGCATTTAAATAAACCCGAGACAATTCACAAAATAGACCTCAGGGAACGTCAGTCAATCATGATGCGTTCGGGGTCTGTATGTTCTGTGTGAGCTGATGTCTCTTTTTTGAAAGGTTAGTATCATGAAATATCCAAAAGTAAATATTTATGGCATTCCTGTTAGAGTCGATGAAGAAGGAAGCTTTAGTTTCAATGATTTGCATGCGGCAGCAGTAATAAAAGGTGAAGCTACAGAATCTCAAAAGCCAAGCAAATTTATGAGAAGTTCTCAGATTAAAAAATTTGTTCAAGTATTAAGCGCGGGACAAAATTGTCCTGCGGTGGTTATAAATAATGGTGGATGTTTCCATGGTGTATGGGGGCTGGAACTTGTTGTTATTAGATATGCCGCATGGATAAAACCGGAATTTGAAATACAGGTTTATAATACATTTCGTCACATGGTGATGAATGGATTTGATGCAATGTATAGACTTAATCAACTTGATTTAACAATTAATTCAGAAAGCAAAGAGATTAGTCAATGCGCGAGTAAAATCGGAAGGTGGGGAGCTAGAGGAAGAAAAAGGTTGTTAATGACAGCAAGAGAAAAAATGATTGAAGAAGTTCAGCCATTTTTACCTGGAGTAGAGGTAATGAAACATTCACTATTAACTCATGAATTCTTTTGCTGGCGAGTGGCTGAAGCTTATATGTATTACCTTATGGCAACGAATCGTCGCCCCGTCTACCGCTATGAAACGGGGGGATATCGAAGTCAGTCGTTATTTTTTAATGCCTTTGCTTGATGGTTATCTCGAGGGGACAGAAAACCGACAGAATCGAGAGCCAGGTTTTATATGAAATTGATGACACCATTTAGCGAAAAAGTAGATCCACGAGCAATAATTTGCGCTGGCAAAGTTCCATAGTTAAACCGCCTTGGTATAAAGTATATGAACGCAATGCTTCATGAGTTTGGCAATATAGTCTCGGAAATTGGTGTTAAAGATAATAGTGGAATGCTTATTCTTCCACGATAAAGAGAATGTACAAACCTATAATTTAGCGATATCTCATTTGAATAACGTAGAGCGTTATCATGAACCACGAACAATTCATCGAAGCCAATGTCAAGGCCGAGTTAATCAAGTTCGGCTTTTCTCCCTCTGTCGCTAGCTTAGCCACAAGTGAAGTTATCCGGTACTACTGCAAACAGCCCGCAAGCAGACGAGGCAAGATGATAGCGTATTGTCTCAATCAGGCTAGACGATGGGCGAAGAGTGCGACTAAACATAAACATTAATTTGAAATAGGTTAATTATGTCTGAAAAGAATGCCCAAGAAATTATAGTAAAAATAAAGGTTGATGATAGTGATCTCATTAAATTAGAAAATCGCTTGCAACGTATTGCTAATTTGATGAAACAAATGGGGTCAATTAGCGAAGAGAAAACCTATCCAGCCAGTTTGCGAATTGCAGTAGAAGAAGCTTGTAATATTGGCGCTCGAGAAGGGGTTAAAAAAGCGAGAGATAAACAAATAAATGATGAAAAAGAGAGACGATAAAATTATCAAAACTGTTTATTGGCAGTGTGTTTAAAGGCTATGCGCTTACCGTTAAGGGAAAGATACTCTCTAATCTGGAATCAACGGTTGTAGAGAGTAAACTACAGGAAACTCGACGTGTTAAGGCATCTTTCATTGTGACTGATGAGATGATAGTTGATGCGCCTGATATATATTTAAAATCAGCAGAAGAAGTGAATGCTTAAGGAGGACTATGCCCCACGTATTCCTCGCGCCTGTCGTAAACCCGGTTGTGCCAAGACAACAACTGAACACAGTGGTTACTGTGACGCCCATCGAAACCAAGGATGGGAAAATCATCAGCAAGATAAAAGCCGTCATCAACGGGGCTATGGCACAACGTGGGATAAATTACGTGAAACCATATTTCAACGGGATAAATACCTTTGTCAGATATGTTTAAGAAACAGGCTGGCGACCGCAGCAAAAACCGTTGACCATATCATTGCGAAAGCGCATGGCGGAAGTGATGCAGAAAGCAATTTGCAAAGTCTTTGCTGGTCATGCCATCGACAGAAAACGGCAACAGAAATAAGCACTTAAACAACGGGAGGGGCGGATAAAAAGTCTCCCTCTCTCGCTTTTAGGACTGCCGCTTCCGTCAAATTTTTATCACCGCGAAAAATAAAATGGGGTTTCTCTTTGGTCAATTGTGTTAAGTGTTTATCTGGATTAGGAGGAGAGCGTTATGGCAGGGATAGCAGGTAAATCCGGCCGTGTCTTCCAAAGCCGGTAGGCCAGAAAAGCCTTAGCGGGTAATCCCGGTAAGCGTCGATTAAATGCGAGGCATCCGCTTTTACACCACTAAAAAAAGTTAATCCGCCTGACTGGTTTATCGAAAACGAGATGAGACTCGCTGTCATTATGCGGGAAATGACGGTAAAGGAGCTATGTGGTTAGGGGATTATTTTGACGGTACGCGTTTAACGGGGGCAGCAGGTGGTCCAATAAAAAATCCGGATTTAATAGCAAAAAAAGAACAGGAAACGGAAATTGATCGAACAGGCGCGATGTTAGGTTTAGATCCGAGTAGCCGCCAACACTTAATTGGCCTGGCAGGACAAAAAAAACAAGAGAACCCTTTTTTGAAGATTATTTCCTCATGAGTAATAAATCGTATCTGAATGTCAATGCGGCTAATCAATATGCCAGAGACGTTGTAAAAGGAAACATTTCATCTTGTCAATATGTGAAAGATGCTTGCCAACGCCATATTGATGATTTGATGATTTAGTAAAGTTGACAGAACGAAAATTTAGTTACCGATTCAATAAAGATCTGGCAGAGCAAGCCGCAAGATTCATCCAGCTACTTCCTCACACAAAAGGTGAGTGGGCGTTTAAACGGATGCCAATAACACTTGAACCTTGGCAACTTTTTATTATTTGCAGTGTGTTTGGTTGGGTGCATAAAAGCGGTCAATTACGCCGTTTTCGTGAAGTTTATACCGAAATCCCCCGTAAAAATGTTAAATCCGCCCTATCTGCCGGTGTCGCCCTGTATTGTTTTACGCGCGATAGCGAATTTGGGGCGGAAGTTTACTCGGGAGCAATCACTGAGAAGCAAGCCTGGGAAGTTTTTAGACCGGCTAAATTAATGTGTAAACGAACTCCCTTACTCACGCAGGCCTTTGGGATTGAAGTGAATGCTCAAAATATGAATCGGCTTGCTGATGGTGCTCACTTTGAACCGATTATAGGTAATCCTGGCGATGGTCAGTCGCTGCATTGTGCCATTGTTGATGAATATCACGAACACGCTACTAATGCGCTATACACGACGATGCTAACCGGTATGGGCGCTCGACGTCAACCGCTGATGTGGGCGATCACGACAGCAGGCGATAATATTGAAGGTCCCTGTTATGACAAACGCAGAGAAGTTATAGAGATATTAAACGGTACAGTCCCTAATGATGAACTGTTCGGCATTATTTATACGGTTGATGAAGGCGATGATTGGACAGATCCGGCGGTATTGAGAAAGGCGAATCCCAATATCGGGGTATCCATTTATCCTGATTTTCTGATCAGCCAACAGAATCGCGGAAAAAATAACCTCCGTCTGGTCGGCATATTTAAAACTAAGCATTTAAATATTTGGGTGTCTGCCCGTTCAGCCTACTTCAATATGATTGAGTGGCGTAAATGCGAAGATAAGACCTTAACCTTAGTGCAATTTGAAGGCCATTCCTGTATTCAGGCGCTTGATTTAGCCCGTAAGCTTGATATGAACTCACAGGTTAAGTTGTTCACGCGAGAAATTGAAAGCAAACGTCATTATTACTGTATTTCTCCGGATTTTTATGTGCCGTATGATGCTGTATTTGGTGTCGATGTTGAAAATCGCCGAATCGCTGAGCGTTTTAGAAAGTGGGTCGAAACGGGGCATTTAAAAGTGACAGAGGGTACGGAAATTGATTATAGGGAAATACTGGAAGACGCAAAAGTTGATAATCTCAATCATCCTATTGATGAAACCGCGATTGATCCGCATGGCGCAACAAATATTTCTCATCATCTGGCGGATGAAGGCATTAACCCGATCACAATCGTACAAAATTACACCAATATGTCTGATCCGATGAAAGAATTAGAAGCGGCAATAGCGGCTGGCCGTTTTCATCACGATGGCAATCCAATTATGACCTGGTGCATGAGTAACGTAGTAGGAAAATACTTGCCGGGTAACGATGACATTGTGCGTCCAATTAAAGAAAGAAATGAAAATAAAATCGATGGGACGGTTTTGCTTATCATGACAATTGGTAGAGCGATGTTACATAAACCGGATCTTTCTGGTTTTTTCGATGATCCAATCATAGTAGGTGTGGAATGAAAGAAAGGAATAACCCCGGTAGGTTTAAAAGTGCTTTGCTTAATTGGCGGGGTATCCCAATTTCGCTGACCACAGCAGGGTTCTGGCAGGATTGGATAGGAAGGAGTAGCAGCGGCAAAGTGGTCACCGTTGACAATGCGATGCAGATTTCCACGGTTTGGGCCTGTGTTCGACTGCTAAGTGAATCTATTTCAACGCTTTCTTTAAAAATTTATCAAACGCAAAGCGATGAGACACGCAGACTTGCATTACACCATCCGGTTTACCCGTTACTTTGTAAACAACCTAATAGTGAGATGACGCCTTCACGCTTTATGTTGATGATTGTTGTCAGCCTGTGTTTACGCGGTAATGCGTTGGTGGAAAAAATATATTGGCAACAAGTTAGTCTCGCTCAGCCCTTTACTCCCGCAAAATATGGTGGTGAGTCGTGAAGCGAATGGACGATTGAAATATACCTATACGGATCCCTTATCGAACGGTCAGTATGTTGATCCCCCTGAAGTCCATGATGCATATCCGGGGATTTGGGCTTGATGGCGTTTGCGGTATGATCCCAGTGCAAATTGGGAGAGAGGTTATTGGTGCGGCCATGTCAGTCGAAGAATCGGCGGCAAAAATCTTTGAAAATGGATTACAGAGTTCTGGGTTTATTTCATCGGATGCCGCATTAAATGATTCTCAGCGAGAACGTATCAGACGCTATTTAAAAGATTTCGTCGGTTCTCGCAATGCCAGAAAAATCATGGTGATTGAAGGCGGCATGAAATATAACAATGTGACGATGAACCCAGAAGCGGCGCAGATGCTAGAGAGTCGAACCTTTAGTATCAAAGAAATTTGCTGCTGGTTTCGTGTTCCTCCTTTCATAGTAGGGCATGTAACAAAGCAAAGTAGCTGGGCATCAAGCGTTGAAGGGATGAATATGCAATTCCTGACAAATACATTACGCTCGTTATTAGTCAATATTGAACAGGAAATCAGCCGTTGCCTGTTACAGGATGAAAATTATGTGGTGGAATTTTCGGTTGAGGGGTTACTGCGTGCCGCTAGCGCAGGCAGATCGGCTTATTACACCACGGCATTATAAAATGATTGGATGAGTCGTAACGATGTACGCCGATTAGAAAATTTACCGCCAATAGCGGTGTGAGATATTTATACCGTTCAATTAAACCTGACCCAGCTTGATCGATTAGGATTAGGTGAAAAAGTCGATAGGCCAGAAAGCAAAGATAAAAACAAAAAAGAAGTTCTCCGTTCACATTAAGAAACCTTCCACGCTTACAATTTGAGAAATCATGATTATGGATAAAAAAATTTGCCGTTAGCGCCCTTGCGCTGACATTTCTTATGAAATCAAGCCAAAAATTTTTGACCATTGGCACAGTGGTATTAAAGCGCATAGCACCTCGAATACCATTTCAATCGTTGATGTTATTGGTGAAGATTATTGGGGGGAAGGTGTCACGGTAAAACGGATTTCAGCGGCATTAAGCGCGATAGGTGATCAGGACGTGATTGTTAATCTCAACAGCGCAGGGGGCGATATGTTTGCGGGGCTGGCTATTTATAACCTGCTTCGCGCGCATTCGGCAAAGGTGACTGTTAACGTCTTAGGGATTGCGGCTTCTGTGGCCTCAATTATTGCCATGGCGGGGGATGAAGTGCGAATGGGGACAGGGACTTTTTTGATGATCCATAACTGTTGGGTAGTTGGTATGGGGAATCGCCATGATTTTGCACGGCTATCTGAAGAGATGCGTCCTTTTGATAAAGCTATGGCTGATATTTATGCGGCTCGAAGTGGTCTCAACCAGGCGGATATTGAAAAAATCATGGATAACGAAACCTATTTAGGTGCTGAAGAAGCAATAACACAGGGATTTACCGATGAATTAATGTCAACTGACCGTCTTGAAACCGAAGAAGAGACGCCTCAGGCTGCACTACGAAAAATTGATGCCTTGTTGGCAAAATCCAATACCCCGCGCTCAGAACGACGAAAACTGATTAAGTCATTAACCGGTAGTAAGCCGTGCGCTACCGCTATTTCAACCGGTATGCCAAGCGCTACTGTTGATATAAACCCTGAATATTTAACCAAATTGCAAAATGCAATCAATGCATTTGCATCGACAACCCGATAGTGGAGACAATCAATGTCGAGTACCAATGAATTATTAAAAGATCTGTCCGCCAAACTCGAAGCGGCGAATAGTCAATTTAATGCCAAAGCGGAAGAAGAGCTTAACGAAGCCAAAAAAGTTGGTGGCCTGAGTGCAGAAACAAAAGCGTCAGTCGATAAACTGGCCGTGGAATTAAACGCGCTACGTGAATCTAAAAAAAAATAAAAGCCGCATTAGGCGAACTGGAACAACATGTTGCCCAGATGCCATTACAAAATGCGGTCCAAACAATCCAAACGGTTGGCCAACAGGGTGGTGTCAACATGAAAATATTAAGGCTATTAATACCAGTATCGAAGGCAATAAATGTTTCTCCGTGAGTGTTAATGCGGTATTAACGACGCACAATATTACGGGAAATATTATTGCGTCTGACAGATTGCCGGGTATTGATGTTAAGCCTAAGCAATGTTTGTTCATTAGAGATCTGATAGCGCCTGGAAAAACGGTTTCAAACACTATCTACTGGGTACAACAAACTGGTTTTACCAATAACGCGGCGGCTGTCGCTGAAAACACCACTAAACCCTATAGTGATATTGCGTTTGCTGAAAAAGTGACCCCTGTGCGTACGCTTGCCCATATGTTTAAAGCGTCCAAACAAATATTAGCCGATTTTTCACAGTTGCAATCAATGATTGATGCTGAAATGCGCTACGGATTAAAGTACGTCGAAGAGCAGGAAATATTATTTGGTGATGGCACGGGCGCCCATTTACGCGGGATTATTCCACAGGAGTCTAAATTCAAAGCTGAATTTAAAGTTGACAAACAAAATGGTATTGATGATTTACGTCTGGCGATGTTACAAGCCCAACTGGCTCGATTCCCTACCTCCGGCCATGTCCTGCATTTTATTGACTGGGCAAAAATTGAGTTAAGCAAGGATACGTTAGGGCGTTATATTCTGGCTAATCCGTCAGCGTTAACAGGTCCGACATTATGGGGATTACCCATCGTGGCCACAGAGACGGCGGCTTTTAAAGGCAAATTCCTGACAGGGGCATTTAACGCCGGTGCACAACTTTTTGATCGTGAAGAAACCAATGTCGTCATTTCTTCAGAGAACGTCGACGATTTCGAGAAAAACATGATCTCCATTTGTTGTGAAGAGCGGGTTGGCGCTAGCCGTGAAACGTCCAGAAGCTTTTTTCTACGGGGATTTCACGGTTCCGAAAGAACCTGGTAAACAACCAGGAGAATAGTTTAGCCTGCCAAGACGGTTTGAAAAGATCGTCTTTTTTTCGAAGGAAAATCATTCATAAAATTAAAGATCGTTCGTGCCATCTATTTTAACCACATTGTCGTGCAGGAAGGTTAACAGATTGAAACTGTCGAGCAGCACGGGCGCGAGCTTGTTAATAAAGGTTATGTAATAACAGTCAAAGAGGATGAAGCTATTGCGGAGCCAAAAAAATCAGCGAAAAAGCGGGCGGAATAATGTTAGCACTTGAAAAAGTCAAGGGGCAGTGTCGCATTGATTCAGATTATCACGGTGAGGATGATTTATTAACCAGTTATATCCGGGCGTCATACCGTTTTGTTGAAAATTTTACCCGAAGAAAACTGATGGAAACGTTACCTGCCGATACCAATCCGCATGATTTTTGTGAGGGGGCGCCCTTGCTGTTTGATGCCGATATTGAAACGGCCATGTTGTTATTGATTGTGCACTGGTATGCAAATCGAGAGGCGGTTGTCATTGGAGAGTCAGCAACCAAAATGCCGTTGGCTGTTGAAGAGTTATTACAACCTTATAAGGTTTACGGCTTATGAAATCGCTGCGATCAGGCAAGCTTAATAAACGTATTACCTTGTTTCGAACCATCACAAAATATCGTCCTTTAGGCGATCCATATACGGAAATGGAAGAAGTGACCACCGTTTTTGCCCATGCGGAGTCGATTTCGGAAAATTCGGACGGCTGATCAAGAACAGGTCATCGAAACCTTGCGTTTTACCTTAAGGCCAAGAAACGATATTGATTGGCCGGTTGACTATCAACAACGTCGATTCACCGTTAGGGCATTAGATCGTAATCAACCTGATCGACTCATTATTACCACAGAAGCGAATATCCACCATGATAGAAAATGATATAAAAAAGCATTAAGCCGTATTACGGGATTAGAAGTTTTCCCTCTTCAACTCCCTTCAAAACAGCTTGAAGGGGTTATTTATCAGCGTATCAGTGATCCTGAAATGTTTACGGGTTTGGCAAAAACAACGCTCGTACAGGCGAGATATCAGATAACGGTTCAGCTACTCAATGATTATGAAAAAGCCCTGTAGCTAAGAGAAAAAATCAATGAAGAATGGGAGAATATTGAGCACGGTTATCTGGGTGACTATCCAGTACAACATGTTGAACGCGGTAACTTAATTCAGGACAGGGAAGAGCTGACAGAAAACCGAACAGGCTATCGGATCACGCGGGATTTTATTTTGACCTATGCGGAGGATGCAAAGTGACAACACGAGTCGAAGTGAAAGGATTAAGCGATCTTGAATCGGTTTTAAAAAAATTGGGCGATGAAGTGGCCATTAACATTCTGCGCAAAGCAGGTAAAGCAGTGATGAAACCGGTGCTCGCCGATATAAAAGCCCATGCAGGGTTTGATGTAAGTAACCCCGGCGAGCATATGCGAGAGAGTATCAAAATACGAACGACAGACAAAATGAAGGATAGCCACACCCAAACCGTGATGAGCGTTAGAGTCTGACCTTCAAAAAACAGGTGATGAAAGCGCTTGCGCAAGAGTTTGGTACGGTTAAACAAATAGCGCTCCCTTTTATCCGACCCGCATTGGATTATCACCGTGAATTTATCCTTAATACCTTAACATCAGAAATTCGCAACATCGTTAACTAATAGGAGTTATTATGACTGAAAATAAAACCTCGCCGGAATATACCACGCTCCCCACAGGTACGGTAGTTAAATTTGGCAAACCGAGTGATAGCGTTGAAACGATGAAGCCACTCATTAATTGTAAAGCCTTAGGTGCTACAGGCTTAAGTGGTAGTTTTATCGATTGCCCGACACTTATAGATAAAAACAAGCAATTTTTAGCTGATTTACCTGAAGGCCCTGAAAAATCTATCGGATTTATTGATGATCCAGAAAATGAAAATTTTACGGCATTTTTAAATGCAGCACAAAAGAGAGAAACAGTTCAGCTTTATGTTGAGTTGCCAAACAAGCGGACAGCGACAATGGTTCTGTCATTATCAGGTTGGGAGATGAATGACATCAATGCGCCCGCCAGTGAAGTCATTCAAATTACTGTGAAAGGCAAACAGAATAATCTCACCTGGGGAACAGTACCCCAAAAGCCTTAATCGCCGATACGACGAAATTTACGGCGGATAATACAAAGTTAACAACTGACAGCACAAAGAATAAGAACACATAAAGGGTAGGAAATAGTATGTCATCACTTAAATCCCGTTTGCTGGCACCGGATGTCTATGTGGAAAAACATCCCCTCTTTGGTACTGAGGTTTATCTACGTCGTTTAACAATTGCGGAGCTTGATAGGTATGAACAGACTTTAAAAAAGGCGCAGGACAGCGGTTCGAATACGCAGGCAAGTATTGCAGGGGCTAACCTGATTTTGCAAACGATTTGTGATAAAGCAGGGCAACACTTACCCAAAGAAGAATTACCCACGGCTAAAGAACTCATTGCGACAAAATCTACCCCCACATTGATTGAAGCCCTCAAGTTTGTTCAGCAATTTAGCTGTGGCAGTGTCTGGATAGCGCTAAAAAAACTAACTGACTCCGCTCGCTTACGCTTTCTTTTTCAACTTGCTGATAGATGGGGGTGAACCCTGACCCGCGCAAAATCGCGGCTTTACCGACGGAGATATTGACGCACTGGCAAGCGTTTTTTCTGCTGGAAAGTGAACCAGAAGGGGCGGATAAGGCGGGAAATGAAGTCATTGCACATGATGATGTTAATCAGCAATGTAATACGATTATGAGGATTTTAAATGGCTGATGTCGCAAGTTTGGCGGTGGCATTGCATCTGAATGCCGCCAGTTTCAAGTCACAGCTCACGGATGCTTACAGTACCACGGCGAATAAATCCCGTCAATTCACCCGTCAGGTTGAAAGTAGCTCCAATGTAAGCGCCCGAGTGGCCAAGCTGCACAAGGATTTGGTCAACTTCACCATGTGTTAACGGAACTGGTTTCTGGTAGCAATGTTGCCGCCAGTACGATTTCAAATACATTGGTGCCCGCTTTCGAACGGTTGTTCGATTCAACGCGTGGCGCCACTTTCGATACTCAACAGTAGATGGCGAAAGAAGCCGCGCAAAGTGCAGTAGTAGATTATGCGCAGTCTACTGTTGAAGCTGCCAAAGCAGATGCCACCAGAGCGCAGCAGGGATTAAAAACCGCGCAAGCAATGAAAGCACAGGCCATCGCGCAACGTGAACAGGCTTTTGCATCTGATGAATATCTTGAAAAAATGCACGCGGGGTCAACGCCCAAAATGGACTGAATACGGCTGAAATTGAAAAGGCGTATGCGGCGCAAAATGCGGCAAACGCCAGAGCGATAGCGGAAGCGAATCTGGCTGAAATCAGCGCAAGTCAAAAAGCGGCTGGGCTTTAGCGCAATTAACGACGGCACAGGCAGCGGAAACCACGGGTACCCGACAATTAGCTTTAGCTAAGCAGCAACTTGCCGCTGCAAATACCGAGTTGAATATGTTACAATGCGTAACAGGCAGGATTTCAGCTGCTTTCAGTAACCTTGTTAATCTGATAGGTGGGCCACTCAATGTGGGTTTAATGGCAACGGCGGGGTCAGTATTTTATTTGTATTCGCAGTTTAAGGAAGCGGAAGAAAGGTAAAAGTCTTTTTATGCGGCACTTTAAAAAGGCGGATTATTTTTATCAACAACAACGGATAAGTTGAATCTGTTAGCAGACCGACTAGGCGGGACAGCCGAAGCCTATAAAGCGGTTACTTCTGCCGCCAGTGCCGGGTTTACGGGCAAGCTACTGGAAGATGTGGCGGAGTTTGGGGCTAAACTTGAGGAGTCTGGCGGTAGCGTCGATATGTTGGTCAGCAAGCTGTCCGCTATTGGCGCACAACCGTTAAAGGCCTTGCTAAATTATGCAGCAGAAGGTGTGGTATTAACGCAATCGATTTACGAGCAAATTGCCGCATTAGAAAGACGCGGGCAGATTGAAGAAGCAAAGGAACTTGCAAGAACCGCCTACTAAAAACAGTATCAGGAAAATATTAAAGAAAGTGATCGATTAACTCAGGCGCATAAAAAATCACTCGATAACCTGACAGGCAGTTTTAAAGTGTTGATGGCAGCATCAACACAAAGTCTGACACTCTATAATCAGGTGTTGCAAAAAGAAAAGGATAAGCAAGAGGCAATTTATGCCAAGCAACGCGTTGAGCGGGAAGCACAAACGAAAACCGAAAGATAGCTAGCCATTCATGCCATCGAAACCGCGGCACAAATTAATGCAGCCGTAAATGCAGGTAAAGATCGGCTGAAAGAAAGAGCGAGAATTCAGCAGGAAATTAACCAGCGCTATAAAGATGGCAGTTTAACATTAAATGAATACACTCAGGCGCTAAAAGAACTGGACAAACTGTATGCATCTCCGCAAAAAAGTTCCGGGGTAACTCTGGATACGGGACGGCAGTGAATTGAACAACTGCAACACCAAACGGCGACTTTACAAGCGCAGTTAATGGAAAATGAAAAACTGCTCGATTCAGAAAGGAAACTGGCCGCCTTTGAGCAAAAACTCACTCGATTTAAAGAGCAAACGCTGAATGCATCGCAGAAGAGCGTGTTAGTTCATGCGGATGAAATCCGTACGCAGTTGCAAATCAATGCCGGATTAGAGCGTGAATTACAGTTAAAAGCCTTAAGGCAACGCTTTTTGCTGACCAGAATTTTGAAATTACAAAACGTACCGCACAGCTGCAGCAGGAAGCCCAAAATCAAATTCTGCAAATGACCCTGCTTAAAGTGGGTTATGATTTGATGCTTGAAGAACAACGTGTCAGGGATGACTTTCGCAATCGGCCATATCAGCTTGATAAGGAAGTTTCAGATAAGACCTCCCTACTTTATGCAGAACAGACGCAGTTTTTAACGCAATAAGAATAAAAACAAATTGAAATAGTGAGAGCTGCTGCATTAAGTAAGGCGAAGATTGCGCAAGATGGTAGTCAAGGTTTAGCCGAAGGCTGGCAGGATTTTGGTGTGGAAACAGAAAACGTGTTTGATAATATGCGAAACATTACTAAAAACGCTTTCGATGGCATGTCAAATACGTTGGCTGACTTTGTGACGACGGGTAAATTTAATTTTTCTGATTTTGCGCAATCGGTGGTCAATGATATTATGAGAATGATTACAAAAATGTTGGTTTTTAAAGCGCTGGAATCTAGCTTAGGTGGCTCTGGGTTGGGCAATTTTCTTGGTATAAAAGCTAATGCACTTGGCAGTGTTTATTGTTCGTCTGGGTTAAGCGCCTATAGTAATAGTGTTGTGGATTCGCTTACGTTATTCCCGCTTGCTAATGAGTGAAGCAGGGCCGAAAGCCATTATACCACTGACCCGATGGCGTGATGGTGCGCTGGGGGTCAGAGCCGTCGGTGGTGAGTCAGAGAAACAAGGGGTTAATGATATTCACATCCATCAGGTGATCAATGTGACCGGTAATGGCGATAAAGCACTTACTGAGGCGATGAAACAGGCAACCTGCGCGGGGGTGCACAAAAAGGTGCAGATGATGCCACTGCACGCATTCAGCGGGATTTCGCCACTAATGGTCGAACACGAAGACTATTGGGAGGTTGATGATGGCAGTCATTGAATGGCCGGAAAATAAAATATCGCCCCTTCTTCGATGAACTGGCAGTTGATAAGTAATAACAAGACATTTACTTTAACATTTACAGGGAGTGTTCAGACGGTGCGTTTTCCTGGTAGCCGCTGGCGGTGTAGCTTAACTTTTAATAACCTGACTGAGACTAAGTCGCGTGAACTCGAAGCACTGGCTGCTGAGCTCGACGGGGAAAGTGGGCGGATAAAAATTTACAACTGGATACGTAAAGGATTAACAGACAGGGGCAAGCTCATAGTCAGCGTTGCGAACCAAACGAGCAGAATACTGCAAACCAGGGACTGGTTACCGAGTTCAATTGTTATGCGAAAAGGAGATTATCTGACCGTGAATAACGAACTCAAAATGGTGACGGATAATGTAACCAGTGATGCTAAGGGTAATGCTGCCATACTCATTTCCCCCATGTTACGATATACGCCAAAAATAAACGATAAAATAGAAACCCGTTCACCGTTTGGTGTTTTTAAGCTAACAACCAATGACCAACGAAATTTCCAGTATCGGCCAGGCGTGTTTTCAACGGTGACACTGGCGTTTGAGGAGGCGCTTTACTAATGCTCTATCATCCGTTTTCAAATAATATGTTAAAAGCGATAAATGAGAGTTACGAACTTGTTATTGCCGCTCGATTAGATTTAAAGTCTAGCGTGCCGCGCGCGTATACCGGTGTGGGGGATTTGGTCATCGCAGGGGAAACTTATCAAGGCGTGGGTCAGTTTGGTAAAGTGGAGCAGGTTAAGGAACAAAACACTACCAGCCCATAACAACTCATCTTGTCACTGTCAGGATTTGACTCGCTTGCTGATTGGCGATGTCATGAATGAGCGCAGTCGGGGCCAGAATGTACGATTAATGCTGGTTGCTATCAACAGGAAAGGGAAGCCCGAAATTGCCTAGGTGATATTTGCCGGTCAAATCTCAACGATTGGCGTAACGACCGGTGAAGAGAATGCGGTGGCGGTGACAATATCGAATCGCTTTGAACGTTGGTCAATGGGATTGCCGGACAAATTCACGGATGCGTCGTGGCGTAAACGGAAAAGTGATGGCCGTATTTTTCGGTATGTGGCGCAAATGGCTGAGCGGGCTATCTATTGGGGCAGTAAAAAAGATGCGCCCACTTTTGTGTATAAGTGAGATTTGAGCGAAGATTAATTCACACTATACTCGTGAAATATTTTTACCTAATCATAGGACAAACAATGAAAAAAATATTGTTACTAGTTATCCCGACACTATTTTCTGACGCGGTAATGGCAAAGGCTGGTGAGAGTACGCTCTCTTTTGGGTATTTGAATGTAAAATCCGGTGGAGTTAAAAACCAGGTTAATTTACTCAACGATAACGCTAAAAAAGCGAAAGATGAAATTAATAGTCATTTTGGTAAACCGGCAATCCTTTCCTCAGACAGTTACCATGATTTAGGTGGTGCTTTTATGCATTATCGGTATGATCAATGACGAATGGGGTGTAATTGGTTCAATTGCCTATTCTACCAAAGATTATAATGCTACTGCAAAGGCGGATAAAAATGATAAAAAAGATAGAATACATGCTAGAGGTAAAGTAACCGGTGATTATGTTTCTTTGATGGTAGGTCCCACTTATCGCGTTAATGAATATGTCAGCCTTTATGGATTAATCGGCGGCGCCTATAAGAAATCTTCTTATGAATCAAGTTCACAAGAGTTTAGAGATAATGAGTTAATTAATAGTGCTAAACATTCAAATTCAGATAACAAAACCGAGTTGGCTTACGGCTTACGGTGTAGGAATGCAAGTCAACTTCTGGCAAGGAGCTACTTTAGATGTGGGCTATGAACGTTTAGGCAATGGTGATTGGAAAACAGACGCTTTTACCATTGTTTTAGGATATAAATTTTAATGCGACATCCAGACTGGGCAACCAGACTACCAAATACCCTAAGGGCGGCGATGAGTCGCCCTTTTTCATGGGGTGAACACGACTGCTGTTTGTTTGCTGCCGACTGTGTGATAGCCGTTTGCGATTTTGACCCGTGTTTGGAAATTCGCGGACGTTATCACTCAAAAGCGGGCGCATTACGGGTATTAAGCAATGAATTTGGTGATTTACAGCAGGGTGTAAGCCGTTTTTTCAACACGGTTCCTGTTGAACGGGCAGGACGTGGCGATGTGGGTAATGTTTGATGGGGATGAAGGCTTAACACTGTGTGTTTTATGGACCAACAAGATTTGGGTGGTGACTGATATTGGCGCAAGACCGGTTCATAAAATTCCTATCATGGCATGGAGAATTGAGTAATGGGCAAGACCGTCACAAGCATAATTTGTGCAGGGTTGATGGTGGCTGGCGTTGATGGCAGCGGGTTTGGCTGTCCAAACCGCAGGTTCATTGTTATTTCAAGACAAAATGCCAAGCGGTGGCTATCGAGAACAAGCTGAGCGCAAGCAGATTTTACGCTCGTCGACGGCGTCAGAAACGGTGATTGTGGGTAAAAGGGTTTGCTCTGGGTTACTTTTTTTGCAGAAGAAGAGAAAGGCGAACAGGATAAAAACGAAAAACTTTTCTTAGCAATCACGCTGGCCGGTCATAAAATAAGTCGCATTGGTCAAATTTGGCTGAACGACGATACGATTGACTCTTTTGGTGATAAAGCCGATTACGAATTACATAACGATAGAAAAAGCGTTAATCCTTATCTGCTGAAAAATGCACCAAGCTGGAAAAACGACATGATAGGCCGCGGTTTAGCCTGGATTAGGTTAACGCTATGCTATGATGCTGAAAAATACCCCTACAGTGTACCTAACGTTAAGGCGGAAGTCTGGGGCAAAGAATTGTTTGCCCCAAGATCGAACATAACCACTTGGAGTAATAACGGGGCACTGGTTATTTTAGACTATTATCGTAGTTACCTAAAAGTCCCCGATAGTGATATTGATTTCAATGCTTTTAAGATTGCAGCGGATTTATGTGATGAGTCAGTGAGGATCACAGAGGGTAAGTCGGAGCCGCGCTATACCTTAAACGGTGCTTATGAGTTATCGGAATCCCCTGCTTCTATCATTGAACATATGCACCGTTGTATTGGTGCAGAACCGACATACATTGCGGGTAAATATGGCATCATTATGTGGGCGTACCATGGCCCTGCTACGCTCAAAATTGAGCCTCATCCAAATTATTGGTACGGTGAGCATTACGCCTGAACTGCCCTTAAGTGAGGCGACCAATGCTATTTATGGTACTTTTGTTGATGCGAAGCAGAAATACACTAAAACGGACTTTAGCCCCATTGTAATGGATAAATGGGTAGAAGAAGATGGACTTGAGATTAAAGAAAATATCGATTATCGCTTTGTTAGTAGTCCTTATCAAGCTCAGTGTTTAGCCAACCTCTATTTACGCCAGAAACGGGCGGGTAGACGCGTTCAGTTAACCTTAAACTTAGATGGGTACGCTTACCGTCCTGGTGATGTGGTATTGCTCGATTTACTGAATTTAGGCATTAAATCGCTTGAATTTCGCGTGGCTGAATGGAAATTTCATCCGCAGGAAGGCGTAGAAATGCTGTTAGAAGAAGACGGCGCTTGTATTTACGAAGATATTATCGGTAAGCCATTTGAAAGGCCGCCATTTACTGAACTACCAACAGGTGGCATTGCGCCCCCGATAAATCTTACCTTTATGCCTGTCAATATCGGTGATGTGGTTCAAGGTTACTTAATCTGGCAAAATGCTGTGGCCGATGTGCGTCACAGTACGGTCAATATCATTGAACAAGGAAAAGTCATTCAAATGATTCAAGTGCCAGGTGAACGTTTTGATATTGCTGGATTACCGAGAGGAACCTATCGCGTTGAAGTCAGAGCCGTTAACGCAGCAGGAGCGGATATCACAACCCACCATTCGTGATTTTTCAATCGTAGCCCCACCTCCTCCAATCAATGTTAATATTACGGTAAGCATGTTTTCATTAACTGCTGCTCCTAGGTTAGGCGATTCAGCCGCCTATGGCAGTACATTTGAATTTTGGTTTAGCGATATAAAATTGCCAGACGTATCAGAACATGAAGTCATTAATCATGACACTAAAGTCGAACAAGGTCAGTTCTAGACACAGGAGAACCTTAACGTTGGTTACGAGTATTTTTTCTATATTCGCACGATAAATAGTTATGGAAAATCACTTTTTGTTGAAGTATCAGGCAAACCAGATAGTTTACCCGGTGACATTCTTGATGAAATTGATAAAAAAATTAACGATACGGAAGCCATTAAACAGTTAAAGAAAGGAATAGACAGTAGCACGGAAGCCATACTGGAAAACGCAAAAGGGCTCAACGGCAATACACAGTATTTCATGTATCAAAACGGTAAGATGAAAGCTGAAATTGTCAGGGTTGACGATTATGTGGTAACAGAGACCAAAGCCTTAGCAAAATCTATCAATCAGGTCAGGGCAACAGCAGATAAATCCTGGGTAGCCACTCAGAATTCATTACAAGCTAAATACGACATGAAAAAGGGTGAGGCTTCTGCACATGGAGATCGTTAGTCAAGATTCACTATGACGGCGTGGATTATGACGCTGGCATGGTGATTGGGGCTGAATTAAAGAACGGTAAAGTCAGTACACAAATTGGCTTTAGCGTGCAGACTTTCATTGTCTACAATCCGGCTAATGGCAAGATGGAGCTGATGTTTATTATCAAAAACGGTCAGGTATTTTTGCGCACAATATTTATTGACAAAGGAACGATTGAAGAATTATTAATCGGCTCTGTTATTCAATCAAAAAATTATCAGGCTGGGAATACCGGTTTCAAGATAGATGGTGAAACAGGTATCGCAGAATTTAATCGCTTAGTAATTAATAAAGACTTTAAAATCATAGGAGATGCCTCAAAAATTGTCTTAGATAACACAGGTCTTGCCGTTTATTCCACTTCTGGTGGCGTAATAAAACTAAGCAGGAGGCCATAATGTCAGATTACGGTTTGTTTGTTGATTTAAATGATGGCTTTAAACAGTTTGAAATAACTAACAAAAGTCAAATACTAACAAAGCTTTTAAGTACAACAAATCATGATTTAAGAAAAAGAGATCATAGCTTCACAATTCCTGAGGCAGATAAATATAATAATCGTCCCTAAAGTCATATCTAGACTTTATCATGTATACAGAAGTTATGCTGTACGTTAACTGAGACTTGAAAATATACGAGTTGAAGGAAATCAATTAAAGTGCAATTGGGATCGTTGGGGTATATACTGGTTTTGGGGTGGCACAGGAGGAGGAGTGTCAGACCGAGGGACATTTTTGTACGGTGAACAGTACGAAAATGTGTATAAAATAGAGGTTTATGGCTACCCAAAACAAGCAGCTAGCAGTGACTATAGGTTATTCATTGGTGGTTTAGGTAACGCAGTAGAAATAACTCAGTAATCAAAGTTGGGATATTGTGTTTTTAGAAAGAAAATATCAATAAGTGCAAATGGTACTTATACTATATCTAATACTGTTCCTAGTATTGATAAAAGTTTAGTTTTCATTCGTCCAACAAATCAAAATGCGGTTGTTTCTATTTCTAGAGACAATAAAGTTATTTATAGCAATGCAAAAACCGATGTTTACGTACTGGTATTTACTACTGATTTTACGCTAGTACCAGCAGATTACGGTCTTAATGTTTACAATCAAAAAGTAACATTGAGTTACTCATCTAATTATGTACCTTTTCTGGTTGGCGCTAATATCACCCTGACTCAACAGGGTGTAACAGCCCCATTTGCCAGGCCCATGTTTTACAAGCAAATGAATGCGTAGAAATGATAGATCGCGTTTATCAGAATTGAACATATTGCAGAGCTGGAGGCTACCGCTTCCAAGGTAACAAAATAACAATTCAACCTGGCAGAAATTTGGAGTGGGTATTTGTAGATACTTCAGCAATTGATTATATAACTTACAGCACGCCCTCTTATGTAATCGACTTCGACCTTTATTTCTAGAGATAATAAACAATGATATACAACACCGGCACAGTCACAATAGTGTCAGGCTCTTCTATTGTTAAAGGCACTGACACAAAATGGAATAGCAATAATCCATTAGTATCCTCCGGCATGTTAATGCTCATTAAAAACGGTGATATTAACTATTCTTACATGATTAAAGCGGTTAACAGTGATACGGAATTAGTGCTTGCTGAAAATACAACATTTTCAGCTATCGACACAACCTACACAATTAATCTCACTGAGCCAAACAACAATAGTGATGCAGCGAGAGCATTGGTTGCAGCGAATACTTACATCCTCTATTTTTTACAAAACATGGATACCTGGATGGGGGAAAACGGTGTTGTTCAGCTTACGCTACCGAGCGGTAAAACGGTTAAACTTGAATCGATTAAAGCCTTACAGGAGTTAGTTGAAGGTAAAGCAGATACAAGTGATATCGATAAAATCAAGGAAACCGTAAAAGGTAAAGCCGATACAAGTAGTGTCGAAGAAATTAACAAAATTGTTGCTGATAAATTTGATAAAACCAATGTTGTGCAAACGACAGGCAACTCAACAAGGGATGTCATCAGCCAAAAAGCCTGTAACGACAATTATGCCAAGAAAGACTCTCAAGAATCACTAACCGCAGGTGACTTAACCATCAAGGGTGACGACAATTACGCCACCCTGGCCCTTATCAAAAGCAATGGGAATAGAATGTTGCTTGAAACTGCGCCTGGCAATTCCTATTTCGTGTATAGAGATGCCGCCAGTCACTATAAAGCCGTCCTCACCATTCCATCCAATAAAAATGGTCAAATAATGTGACGGCGAATTATTATGTTGACGGTAATGGTTTTGTCAAAAAAGCATCGCCCATTATCAAAATTTTTTCTAATGGAAGTTTTGAAACGAATGATGAGTCAGAAGGTGCAACTGTTCAACGAATTGAAACAGGGAAATATTTAATTAATGGTGTGTTGGGTTATAACCCGGACGGTGCATGGGGTATACACAATGGGGTATCTGTGCCGAAAAATAGCAATGGATTAGAGATTATCTATATCAAAGATAAAGTATTATCTGACGGCAGCATTGAAATTCAAACATTTCATCGACAACACACCAACCTGCCAGAAGATTTCCAAAACTGGCGAGTTAAAGAGATTATTGACGAAAAACCGATTTACTATAACGACAGTGAACAGTGTAACATTCCACCCTCGACATGGCTAGATATCAGTGTAGAAATGCCAGCTGATTCAATCTGGAATCAACAACAAGCGCAAAAAAGAATAGGCCCCATCACAGTGGCATGATATTAGCAGCGTTGGAGGAAGTGGGTCAATTCCGCTTTATGCCAGTTTGAGAGTGCACCATTTAGCATTAACTGGTTATCTTGTGTAGCCTGAGATAACAAAATTTCTATCTCAGCGATAACTTTGTCAGCATTTTCATGTTTTCGGATAATTCGTTTAATCGCTGTTTTTTCTGCATCAGCTATTTTATCTTAAAGCTCTTCCGTTACATGCCATATACGCTCACATTCTGAGGCGATAGAAGAGACGAGTCTGACCTCCATTGGGTAGGGTGAAGGAATGCCTGTGACTTCTTTTAATGCATACCAGATAGCATTATTCCATGCATCTCTGAAACGAAAGTTTTGCGTCATGAGGGCAATGATACGAGCGAGATTTTGGGTATCTTTGCTGCTGAACTTTTTGTGAGCTTCAGGTTGGCATTTGGGATTACTAACTTCCTTATCTAATATATCTAGTACCCATTTTCTGAATTCTTTTGCTACTGGAGTACGAGCAAACATAGCAACAAGATGAGCTCCACGTAGAGAGAAAATGCAGGTCTTTTTACGATAATTCCCTGAGGTCGTCGATTCAACGACCTGAGACATGCCCTGTGAAAATTCCTCGGAATTTTTGTTGAAAGATCTGTGACAGATTTACTACTGGAGTATTGTAATGCTTTGGCTAGCATAGCAGAAGTAAACCAAATTTCTTTATTATGGAAAACAGTTTCTAAAACAGTATTACGGAATATTAAAGTATTCATAGTGGTGATTTCCTTTGAATTTTAGGATAATCACCGCCGAAGCTGTGAAACTTACTGGTGGTGAACTGAACAGGGTTCACAGTACCGGCGTCAAAAGAGGTCTCCGGCGAGCCTTTCGGCTCCCCCATCCAGCCCACCATATTTTGATGTGCAGGATTTTACGCATAAAAAACACGTTTCTGGCGTGCTATGCGCCTTTTACTGTTACCGAGCTCTGAAACCCGACACCTGATTTATCATATTCAAATAAACTATAGCGCATGATTTCTTCTTTCGTCAATGGGTATTTTGTGGTTATCAAAACTAAATAAAATAAATGTATATTCAATTAGTTAGATATTGTCTGTTTTTAATGTTTTAAATTATTGAAAACAATAAAACAATAAAACAATAAAACAATAAAACAATAAAACAATAAAACAATAAAACAATAAAACAATAAAACAATAAAACAATAAAACAATAAAACAATAAAACAATAAAACAATAAAACAATAAAACAATAAAACAATAAAACAATAAAACAATAAAACAATAAAACAATAAAACAATAAAACAATAAAACAATAAAACAATAAAACAATAAAACAATAAAACAATAAAATAAATCAATATGTTATTTGGTTTTCACCTATCTACTGTTACGCCATATGGGTTGGACAGAAGCCGCTGACTTAATCATCAAAGGCATGCAAGGGGCGATTGCCGCCAAAACCGTCACCTATGATTTTGAGCGTTTAATGCCAAGTGCCAAGTTATTGAAATGCAGTGAGTTTGGTGATGCAGTGATTAATCATATGTAGTTTTATGCTTTGCTGAATTAATCACGGAAGCATAACTGTTCCCGTTTAATTTGCGAGCTATTGTTTTGTTCCCTAAAACTGAACAATTAAACGGCAATGATTTGCCATTTTTTTCCACGATATTCTTGTTTATTCCTTCGGTAAAAAATAATAGCTAATCTACCATTATTAGATTTTTGCAACGACGCGCAAAAAAATGATCGGTTTTTTTGAGCAGCACGCACTCTTATTGTTGAATTTTTAATTATTAGTTATTAACAATTTTTCCAACATGCTAAATTTTAATTTTGACTTAATATTACTTATGTAATTTAAATTTTGTCGATAAATCGCGAAAATATTCAATGACATTTAATTCAGACATTAAACATAATTTTAGTAATTTTACCTTATCAGGTAGAGCAAATAATAAACGACATATTCGATAGTTGTATAGAAGATCATATGAGAGCTATTATTAATAATAGAGAAGCTGGTGCCATTTGTACTTTAAGAAATGATGAGATATTAGGTGACGAAGGAAATGTTGTCATTTCTGGTACTGAAAAAAGAGAAACCATTTATGGTGGAAAAGGAAATGATAACATATCAGGTGATGAAGAAGACGATAGAATATATGGTAGTGATGGAAATGATGTTTTTCATTATTATCAAATAGATGATTCGATGTTTGATTCGCCAGATAAAATAATCGATTTTGAGACTGGTAGTAGCGATACAATTGATATTTCTGCCCTTAGTCAAATTAAAGGTAATACTATCGAAATTAAGCAAGTAAATCATTTTTCTAACCATAAAAATGAAATGATAGTTCATTATAATCAATCAGAAAATTTAACCAGCCTAATGCTTGATTATGATGGAAATGGAAAAGCGGATTTTCTAATCGAAATTATTGGTGAAGTCAATCCTATCGAGGATATCGTGACTTAAGGAACTTCTTAAATATTACAACCAGAATTTTATACGAAGTTATAAAATTTACAGTTTAATATGAGAAATTAAAATAGGGTAACAAGATTATCCCAATCATTATGGGTGGCAATAAGCCGCCCTTTTTTATGGGGCGAATATGACGGCTGTTTTTGCTGCTGGCTATTTGATAACAGTTTGTGACTTTGGACTGTGTTCGGCTATTCGTGGTCGCTCTAACAATTAAAGCAGAAGCTTCGCGGCTATTTTTAAACAACGATTATTATATTTAAAATAATAAATATTATAAGAAATAAATTAAATATTTTTTTTAATTTTAATTAAATTTAATTTTCTAAAAAGAAAAATAATCATTTGTTATCTTTTTTATTTTGATTTTTCATTTTAAATTAGCGACAGTTAGGTTGTGTTTAAACTTAATCTAAATTTGTATTTTCATTGATAGTTAATGGTTTATTGATTAATAAATCGAATAATAAAAACCGCTTTTATTGGTAAGGAACACGATAGTTAACATACGAGGAAACGTTTGAAAAAACGTCTTTTATTATGAATATTAAATTCTATCATAATAATTATAGCAACTTTAATATTCGCTATATTTGCGGTGGTTTATAACAATTACACTCATCTAAGGTATCAATACAAAAAACTTAAAGATGAATTACAACAACAAATAGAACTTAAAAATAATTATTTATACGAAATTAAGTCGCTGCAACAAATTGATGTTAAACGTACTCAGGAACTTAACAATGCGAAAATGGAAATACATAAGCTTAGTGATGATTTGCGTAATAACCATAAGCGCTTGTTCGTTAAAGCAGTGTGTCCCCCAGATTAAAAGATTGCCACCAACACCGGCTTGGATGCTATCAGAACCACCGAATTGGCGCCAGACGCTGGACGCTAAATTATCTTCGTCTCAGACGTCAACTTGAAACATTAGAAGCCCAATTTTTGGGATTGCGGGCAAGAGTGTGGGAAATTTATAAACAGTGATAAATTTGTGATTCATGTTCTCAATCTTGATTTCATAGTTTGTGATTAGTATTACTTTGAAATTAATTATTACATTTTAAATAAGGAGTTAAAAAACCGTTTCATTTATTGTTGAAAATAGTTAAACGAACAGAGGAAAAAACATGTACTTCATCGATTATAACTCATATCGTTCAGTCAAAAGTTTTAACCGTAGGATTCGTTTTCTTGTCATTATACGGCTTTAAATTTTCAAGCTTCAATTACTGCATTAACGGGTAATAGTGTTAGTGCGCATTATTTAGTACCAGATCCAACTGATAAAACTTATCAGGCTGCTGGTTTTAATGATGTCAGAATTTTAATTTGGTGGATGAAAATGAGCGAGCTGGGCATACGGGTGTTAGCTTATGGGCTGGACGAACAAATTTAAATGATACTGCGATAGGGATCGAAATCGTCAATAAAGCGGGTTATGCTAATGGAAAAATGATTTTTCCGCTATTTAATGATAATCAAGTTGATGCAGTAAAAGAATTAGCATTAAATATTATTCAACGTTATCCAGATATGTCACCAACAAATATTGTTGGACACTCAGACATTGCCATTGGCCGTAAAAGTGATCCAGGTGCTGCCTTTCCATGGAAAAAACTTTATGACACCGGAATTGGTGCTTGGTATGAAGAAGAAATAAAACAGAAGTATATGGAGCAATTCAAAAATAAAATACCGGCAAAGACGGAGATTGTCAAAAAACTAAAGTCCTATGGTTATGATGTATCTCAGGCAGCCAATAATAGTGACTATACAAAATTGATCAGAGCTTTTCAGTTACATTTTCGGCAATCAAATTATGATGGCATAATAGACGTTGAGACCGTGGCCATTCTTTATGCTTTAGTAGAAAAGTATTTTTCTTAATCGTTTATTAAGATTTAGCTTATAAAAAACTATCATTTAATTCTGATGGTTTTTTATATTTAAACATAACAACCCATTGAAAATAAGTACGAAATATTTGTTAAAGCAGATGCTATATTAATTTTGAGAGTTTGAAAATATGGCTAAATTGATATAGGTCAGTTAAGTTTTGATTGGATTTTAATATAAATATTCTTTTACTATAATAATTATTTTTTTAGAACTAACTATTAATATTTTATCTGTAAAATACCGTTTATTAAATTATATTTCCGGTAAATTGATGAAACTTTCATTCATGTACTTAATAAAATGTATGATTTAAGTTGTTACTTTATTTTGATAACCAGCCATTGCGGCTGGTTTTTTGTATTATGATTATGCTTTTGGTTACCAAATCGGCTCAATTATTACTTTGTATTATGGATAATCTCTATTTAAATCGGTCAGATGTTCATCATGAATTTCTAAGTTGGTATCATTATCGCTATAAACTGGACTGCCTGAATTATAGGTTTTGGTGGTAATGTCAGTGTTAGGTATAGTCGTAGGATCAGTTAGGTTGGAACCATTATGGACATTCGTTGCGCCATAGGTTTCCAAACTTTTTTTGATTGCCATATTTGTTGATTTGTAAGTCTCGTTGCTACTAATTTGGGTAGTAGTCAAAATTTTATCAATGTTAGCCACCCCCGTTTCTAAGGTTTTATTGGTTATATTATTAGAAAATTCCAGGGTGGGTGTTAGCAATTGCTCATTATGTGTTATTGTACTGCCATTAAGAGCGCTATGCGCAAGTTTAAAACTTTCTTTGACAGTATATTTCATTAAATCCATATTTTCGTTAAAAGCGTATTTAGCGAAGTCAATATTTTGTTGTGCCATAACATAACATTGAAAATAATTTTTGTCGAGAATCGCGTTTATCTCATCGTAACTATGATCTTGATTGCTATTATGTCTATAGGTGTCAGTGATTGTTGATGTGGGAGATATATGAGTATTGTCGGCTATTGCTGACATCAAATGACAACTCAATAAGACAATAACAATGAATGCTTTATATAATAATTTCATAAATTATCTCCTCACAATAGAAATTATTATTAAGTATGGTTTATTTTAACATATATTTAATATTTTGAGGCTGTTATTCAAAAAACAGTCTGGATACTTGATTTTTACCCTGAATAGAAAAATGTAACCAATTAATAGACAAATAATTTTGTAACAAATTTTGGCTATTGACCGTTATAATTAATAAAACACTTTATTTTAATAGAGTTCGCTAACTAAAGATAACCATATTCATAATAATATCTCACGTTCATAACCAGCAATATGAAAGAGAGATATGATGCACATTTGTCATAAATCGATAAATAGTGCTTAATAATAATGGCTATCCTTGGTATTTATTTGCAATTTCATCTTTTGTAACACTATCAATATCACGATTATTATTGGTGGAAGTTGTACCTGCGCTATTGTTAATAATAGCTCCAGCATTATTGGCTGGATCAGCAATTGTAAGAGCGCGGTTAGTTACAGAATTTGCCAAATTAACACCTTGATTAGTAGTAGAATTAACAAGTTCTGAACTGGCATTGGCAGTATTACTAGCCATATTTATACCATGATTAACAGTATCTTTAACCGCATCTATCGCTGTTTGCGAAATAGTTTTGTTTGAATCAAAAGTCTCGTTGAGCACTGTGTCCGCTGCCTAAAATATTGTGTCGAGAATACGATTAGCCGTATTTAAGCTACCGTCAGCGGTATCCTTAACCACTCCTAAGGTTTTATCTATTGTTTTATTGGAGAATTTAACCTCGCGTCAATGGCATTGATAGCCACGGTTAACCCTTGAGGATGTGAGTTATTTCCATATTTTATTAGTGAAACTTTAGCGGAGAATGCGGTTGTTTTATCAAGAACATCACTGGCAGATTTTAAACCGCCACTAGCAGCAGCACCTACCATATCAAGCGTTTTATTGGTAATATCTGCCGCGATTTTTAGCCCTTTTTGCGTAGTGTTATGGCCCAAATTCAAACCACTTTCGGTTGTTGTTTGATTAGCACTTAAACCTGAATTAACAATTTTGTCTATAAGTCTGGTGCGATTATTGACGACATTTGAACCGGTTTGAAGAACTGAGTTTACAAGATGCTCATTGTTGTTAGGGTTAGGAGCTGGGTTTCTTTGTGAGGTAACGTCAGCTATAGTAGAGATAGAATTAAGTCCGATTAGTATTGTGATAATAGTAGATGTTTTTAATAATGATTTCATAGTTTATATCCTCGAGAATGAACATCACTATCAAGTATAGCTTGTTTTTAACAACTAATTAATATTCGATTGGTTTTATAAATTTAATCTGCATCCACCATTAAAATTGAGTGATTATTTTTTACTAACATGGTTAATAATAATTAACAAATGAGACTGACAATAAATGAAAGAATTAATGGTTAAGTCAATCATGTAATATTATGTTTATTACCTTCAACATCATGTGTTAAACAATGGCGTTTGCCATCTTCAACTCCCACGACAATTTTCTCGCATACATATATGGCAGTAGGGCTGGTCATCGCATGGCAAATATTAACTAGGTTAAATTTTAAAACAGATATAATAGTTAAAATTTTAAATAAATATTTCATGATTATTTTTAGCAGATATAAAACCTAAATTTTAAATTAACCAAATGATATTAAAATATATTTTATGAAATAATGATCAATTTATTTATTGAGTTGTATTATTAGAGTTTTATATCATTTTTTACTATATATGATTGTCAAAATACTTAAAGTTTATCTAATTAAAATCGCATAGTGAGTATCCTATAATGCAAAATATGATAATGTCTTTGGCTGATAAAAAAACATGGCTAATTTTGAAGTAGCTAACGTGTACAAGGTTGATATTTAAGCTGTAAAACTGTTTGCGATAGCTGGAGTTGATTTATTGCAGCAAATAATTTCGCCACAATACAACTTAATGATAAATCCTTCCATGACAAGAAATATACCTACAGGATCAGGTAATTTATTGGTTATGCATAGTAAAAATATAAGATAAAATAATTTTTAATATAAATTTAGTAAATAGCGATATAATGAAATTTTTAACATAAAAATTTTGATTATTAGCTAATTATGACGAGAATAAATGTAATCCCGCCGAGTGAATTATGCTATCAGCACTTGTTAGCTGAACATAGAGAATTAACTCGTATACCAAATTATATTGTTAAAAAAGAAGGCAATGTTACATTGTCTACGTTAACTTCATATATCTTAGGAAAGGGACATGTCATATTTTTTAGGGATAAATTGCTATTTTTGCATTTGCGATATACATCACTACATCAGGAATGTCTTAAGCGAGGATTTTCTGTTATCAATAAATGGCCTGAAGAGGTGAAAAACTATTCTCATTTATGGAAAAATTATCAAATTACTGAGCTAGACATTATGATCAATAAAACCCGGATAAATAAAGAATACCATTAAAACCACGATTCATGTCTTATAAAAAATGATTTTATTGACAAAAAATTGAATTAGGTTTGATATTAATTTTTTTATAAATATTGAAATAATAGATGTTTGGTTTGAATAAAATTAGATTTTTTGGATTGAGAATTTTATAGAATATTTTAAATTTGATTTTTAGATATAAAATAACGCCCCTTTTCAGATGATAATCTAATAAAGGGGCGTATTACTCGGTGGATACTCTTCAGTATTCATTTAATCATCCCATTTGGGGCTCATCATTGCGGCGAAAATGCCAGATGCGCAAATCAGGCTGAGAATTAGTAAAAACATGATATTCTCCTTATTTTTAGTTAATGCATTTCGATAGAAATACCTTGCTAGAATGAAAGTTAAATGCCATTATTTGGCCGAGTAATTCTAGTCAATATAGTGACAAGATAAAAAGTAGTATTGTACCTAAAACATAAGTTATTTGATTTTGTTGATGTTTCATTTAATTTTTTTCGTTTTAACAAACAATTTGGTGGTACAAAAGATCTGAGTCACGTTCTTTATGTGATTAATTAGATGCTTTTAGTGATAAATACTGTTTATTCCTGTTATCGAGGTAGTGTCAGATTGTGGGGATTTAACTAAATTGTGCTAGAAATAATAGTTACAATAGATAAAACTATTTCATAAAAGATTATCAAAAGGATTATATCTTTTCCTGATATTATAGAAATTTATTACTAATGCTAAAATAATATTAAATAAATAATGTATTGATAATATAAATTAAAAACTTATTAATAAAATAATAAATATTTAACGACTTTTCTATGAAAAAATACATTAATAACTTAATAAAGTTATCATAATAAATTTAAATATATAACTAATAGTTTTATACTTATAAATATAAAAACACATTTAGAAAATAAAAGTATAAAAATAAACTTGAAGCAGAAATTGCGAAAAGTGATATTTGGATTATAGTTATTTTAGCTAATATATCAAGTTATATTAGTAATTATAATTAATTGATTATTCTATATGAATCCTCTTTAACTAAAATTTAGGGTAAATGATTTCTATAATTATAAAGTTAATATTAAATATAACGACTATCATCTATCAAAATATGAAGATAATTTGATTATTAGTGGTTATAATTGTTAAGGTTTACTGGATACTGACATAATTGAGCATGTGCATTAAAACTCAGTGAATTGATAAATATCTTTTTATCTCTTTGCTATATTGCAGTTTATAGCTAATCATAATTCTCACTTTTAAAATAAAAAGGTTACCTAAACAGGATGTCTATGTTACATTTTAAGGAGTTTTGCTGCTTTGCTTAGTAATGTTATTATTTTTTAGTAAAAGAGTGAAATTCATACAAATAAAAGGGTTGTTTTTAAAAAAGGTTTAGTATTATTTATTAGTGTATTTGATTTATTGGACAGTTTTTATTAATACAGATAAGGGGAAATGTT